CTACTCTGGTCCAAGTATCATCCACTACCATATTAGCGTTGGATTGAACCGAACCTGTAGCATAGAACATGAACTTCATAGACAGGTCAGACTCAACAACATACCAAGACCATCCGGTGTTAACAGTACCATTATCTATGATACGAGGATATGCTTCTGTTCCGGTCGAGTCGATTTTTACCCACGCCGATAATGTAATAGAACCATCCCACTGGAAGCTAGAATCTGCTGTAGCCAGTCCATAATCATCTGTGCCATCAAAGGCCAACGCACCTGTAGAGATAGCACCAGAAGCATCCCACGATGGTGTACCATACAGCGTAAGGTTGTTACCATTACTAGAGCTGTCACCAGCGGTCGTACCTACGCCCTCATTAAACTGGTATCGTACAACCAAAGGAGAGTTGTAGGTAAACTGAATGGTGGAGTCGGTAGCAATGGTGTTACTACTCAGGTCATTGATATTGTTAACAGTCAGGGTGTATTGAGTTCCTTCATCCAATGTAGATGTAACCAACCGAACTGTGCGGTCATCAGTCTGTAAGGTAGCGGATGAGATAGTTTCGCTGTTATCCAATGCATAGTTACCTGTGGTCTCTGCGTCTGTCTCCACCACATCCTCTGAGAATAGGAGGTCAATAGTAGTAGCATCTTGGACCGTCACAGAAACTAGGGTAGGAGCTGTTGTATCTGCACCATATTGGAATTCGTAACAACCAGCTTCGATGCCATCACCACCACCACGAGTATTACCTTCGATATCATAGGTAGGTGCATAAGTAGCGTCACCATAACCAATAGCAGCAGAACCCACCGCCAGTTTGAACTGACCAAGTGAGTGACAGTCTGCTGTTGTGCCGGTAGCTAATTCGGCTCGGTAGTAAGGATTGGATGAACCTGCTGGCCAACCACCCACGAAAAATTCATTATCTGTTTCAAAGACCAGAGGCTCATAAGATGAGCTATCTGTATAGCAAGTATTATCTGGCATGTTAGAAGCCAACCACGTAGCATCCCTATACGCACCATCAGCAAACCAAGAGTAAGCGATATTACCTTTAACATGGCCGAGGAAGTTTGGACTTAGACTTAAACATCCCACCCATACATTGTTACAGAACTCTGCATCAGCCATACTAACCGGGAACGACCCATTAAGCTGCCAACGTGGAGAAGGTGAACCATAATTATTACGCCCTGTGCGGTCATCCTCTGCCGGGGGAGCTGTGGTGCTGTGCCTACCAACAACGGTGTTATTATTGAACTTAAAACCTGTTCCGAGATAATCAAAGTCAAACATGAAGTATTCATTCCAAGGAGCATAGAACAGGTTGTTCTCGATGACAATATTACTAAAACCATTGGTCACATAATAGGATACCGCAGTACCATAATAGGTCTTAATCAGAGATGAACCACCAGTAGAACGAATGACGTTTCTACGAATGTCCATGTTATCCATACGCAGGGAGATACCAGAAGAGTGGTCGCTTTCTTCACCACTATTCCAGAGTCTCTGTGAATTCCAGAGGTCATTGTCGTGAATATAAACAGTACCACCCACAGCACCATTGTACTCAAACTGCATGATAGAACCAGAGGCATCATACATTTGGTTGTTGGTATACCAGATGTTGCCATCATGATTAGCATCCAATCGGGTGATACGTCTACAATCGTGCATGTAGTTGTTATCAATATAGATATATTTAGAGTTAGAGCCGGTAATGTCGATACAAAAACCTGTTGCTGATTCTGCAGGATAGCTTCCACCAATATCCTCAAGCTCATCCCAACCCATAATCTCGCAGTTCTGTATCTTGATATAGTCAGAGTTCTCTATAGTGACCACCGCATTAGCACCATTACCAAAGTCCTCCTGCATCTCGATGTTATCAAAGATGAGGTATCGGCTATAGTTTCCTGTGATGGTGAGAGAATCAAAGTGTGGGGTCTCACCTACGTACTCAGTAAAGGTGATGGCATCATCCCAATCAATACGACCGTAGTTGGAAGTAGAACCAACCACCACATCCCCATAGTCACCCCCTCGGAGATATATAGTGGAGCCGGGTGACGCAGTGGATTCGGCATGGCCTATGGTCTGCCAAGGAGCTGCCTCTGTACCGGCGTTAGAGTCACTACCAGAGGGAGATACATAAAAGGTTCCCGCTAAACTAATCGAACATATGAAGCTGACCATCAAGGTCAAGAGGAGGTTTCTTTTTCTTTTCATGTTTGTACCAAGCCCAATTAACTGCAATAAAATTTTGTAAAGCTTCTTCATCGCTTACGTTACGGCACGTTGCCTTCTTGTACCAATCGATAGCTTGCCGTTCTGTCAGCTCAATCCTACAAACCCCACCAGATACGTGAGGCTCCACAAAAACAAGCTTTCGGTTATACATTATGACCCCTCTGTGTAGAGTAAAAATGAGGAGCGTGGTTCCTCAGTGAAGCCTTACCGTAATCCCCGCACTGAAAGATACCACGCCCCCGGACCTAAGGTAGCGAATCTCAGGTAAGTACACGGGCTAGGATTTGCACCTAGCATGGTAGTGGACGTTCTAGTTTGGCATCAGACTTGTTATAGCTGGGTTCCAGCGTCCACACCTAGCCAATTTTTAGCGTCTACCTATTCCGCCACCGTGTACAGTACTATTTCGTTACAACCGTCTTGGCTTTGATTCTGCCAATCAGAGTCATGACACCGGATAAAACGATGAAGCCTCCGGTAACCAGCTCTGTAATGTTCTCACTCTCACCCTGTAGCGTTTCTCCGAGGCCAGCGTCAGCCATCCGAATAAGGCCGAGTATCAAAGTTACCACCCCAGCCCACATGGTCTTACTCGTGTACCACTTCTTAGTTTCCATAACTACCCCAATATCAAAGCATTAACAATTAACAGCATCCATGAAACTAACGCCAATCTGACGTTACCATCCATGAGGTCTATTATACCAATCATGAAATAAGATGCAAGCATTATCCAAACAAAAGGTGTTTTACCCATAAAATTTTTCCTCTTAAAAATGGGCGAGAGCGGTGAAGCACCCTCGCCCGCTATGAAAGGAGGTACTTGCAGAAATATTTAAGAGCTTCTGCAGCAAGCTCTGCCCGATGTTATTGCCCTACAACTAGGCCCGCCACTATCGGGTAGGCGGGAATCACTTTATATCGTTTCTGGTATACTAAAAGTTATACCGAGAGTAGCATAAATATTTGTCAGTACGTGAGATGCAACACCTCTAATCATTGGATGGGCTTTGTCGCTGTAGCGTAGGTTGACAAAGTGTAGCCACTCACGTAGGTTAGCTGTCATAACCAGCTCCGTTTTGAGAGCCAGAGGTAGTACATATCTAGCTGTATCAGTATCCACCCCCATCTCACGAAGCCTCTTGTATGCCCGCTCTGCTTGCAACCATGCCACCAGCATATCGCTATGGTGTGGAAGCATCCTGAACTTCTTATCTGGTGTTTTATATAGAGGAGCCTCTGCGTTACCAAGCTGCATCAGCTCATACTCGCCGGTAGGAATCTCAATTTGTGGTTCCAAACACACAGTAAAACCCTTCTTATAGCTGACATATCTGGTAGACTCTTGCGAGAAGGAAGCCAAGCGATGGCGTACCAGCTCATGGGAGCATCCTCTGTTGCATATGATTCTGAAGGTAAACTTAACGTGTTCCAGCACAGAGAAGTGGCCTCTCTCTAATAACATCTTGAAGAACTCTTCCTCGCCGGAAAGTTTCTGAGATTGGTAGCACGTCCTACCCGCACGAGCTATTAACTGTAGCGGATTGTCTGTGAAATCTTCAAGTATAACCTGTGGATAAATTACGTACATGTTAATCCTTCACCAAATGTGCCGTAGCTTTTAGTATGTTCCCCATCTTTTCCACCTTGTCTTTCATCCGTCCTCGCAAAGCCTCTAAGTCGGAATCGCCATCACTTAACTCCTGTAGTCGCCAGACCGCCTCATCCGCTAAATCCATAACTGCCATCGTCTCGGCTAAGGTTTGCCGGATATCTTCCAGTAGTGTTCTTTCTCTACTCATATACGTATTATCCCTTATAAAGTTCGAGGCGGGTACGAAATTTTGATTGAGAATTTTTCGGTAGCTGGTCATACGTAATATCTAGTTCGATAGCAGCTTCCATAAGTACCTTCTCGACAGCCAAAAAATCATCTTCTTTCCAAGGGTGGGGCGTGTACTCTCGGCGTTTCTCTTCAAGCCTTTCCTGTCTCTCAGGGAACAGTTCAGCAAACCATACACCTGATTCCGATGGACACGCACCCCACCACGTGTGGCAAGTACCGCACAAAACCTTAGAATTATCTAAATCCCAGCGGGTTTCATTCCATTTGCGGGAGTACACATGCGACCATTGGCAGTTGTACCCGCTCACCTTTGTATGACAGCGTTGACACCTGTGGTTGTCTCTGACTTTAACCACTGTCTTACAGAGGTCATCAAGCCAAGCCTTAAACGCTTTCGCTTTGAACTTTTTCTTTCCTGCCAAGGTATGCCTCCCAAACTAATCTACGTTCATGTTTGGAAAGTGTACTATTTTGCATAGCTCTTGTCAAGGAAATTTTCCTACCAGTTTCCCGGCAGTAGTTATCATTCTCATGGCACTTGGCGATGCCAATGTACAGCTCTTCGCTTTCGTCTGGATGCACCAGCTTAAGATTACAGATACACGCCCGAGAGCCAATCATCTGCTTAGACATAGGAATTTCACGCTGATATACAGCGTGCTGGAATCTCATGTTCACGGAACTACCCTGTCCAATATCTACTGTCAACATACTAAATCTCCTTAATTTTCCCTGTGTCGGGTTGAAAGTTAAGATGGATGGTTTCACATGGCCCCATCTTCTGTTTACTAATAATAAACTCAAACTGGTTGTTGTCTATCCAGTTCGGGTCATCCCTGTGATAATAGTCCTCACGATAACAAAACGCTATAATATCAGCATCCTGTTCTATATGTCCTGACTCACGCAGGTCACTCATCCTTGGGCGATGGTCCTCTCTCTGCTCACAAGCCCTGTTAAGCTGGCATAATGTGATGATAGGTATACCGCACTCCATAGCCAAACCTTTGAGGGTGTTAGAAATCTCAGTACCTTTGGAGTAATCGGTAGTCTTGGAGTGACCAGCCTGTATTAGCTGGAGGTAATCGATGAACACAGCCTCGACCTGTCCTCTGGCTCGCATACGCCTAACCTTCTGTACCAGTGAGGTTAGTGAGCGAGTCTCATCGTCAATGGTGAGATTCAATTCACTGAGCCGGGCCATCGTCCTGCCTACGTTATCCCACTGCTTACTGGTAAGAGTGTCACCACGTAGATTAGTGATGGTAAATATCTCATCGATGTTAGCGGTCTCCTGCATACGTGTAGCCAGCAGGGAACATATCTGGTGTTTGCTAGTCTCCATTGTAAAGAACAGAGACTTGTGTGATACGGAAATACGTGCTATGAGATTGAGCATGAAGGCTGTCTTACCCATTGAGGGGCGACCAGCAATAACCACAAAGTTCGTGGGAGCAAAACCACGCAGAGCCTCATCGATACGCTTGTAGCCAGTTGGTATACCTACAATCTTCTTACCCTCATTGGCTTTGAGCTGTAAGTATACTTCCCGGCCTACCTCTTGTAAGTCATCCACCTCAGTGTCGGTATTGTATAGATGGATAATCTTTTTATGTTCCTTCTCGATATCTGAGATAACATCGTCCAAACTTTTATCCATATCCGAGGCGTACCTGTCCATGTTGTCACTGGCATCTTGGTACGCCCGGCGAATATGGTACTCCTTTAGATGCTCAAAGGCTCTTTCTAATGGAGCTTCACCCTCATCCTCATCATCTGTTAGGTTATGCCCAGCGTCAGCTAGGTCTTTTATATAAGAGAACAACGCTTCCTTTTCTTTACCATACACCTCTCCGTAGGTAGCCAGTAAATCCTCGTGAGCGTTGAAGTATTCTAGCAAAGCTCCCCATCCACCGGGGGCATCCTTGAGCTGCTGCAAAGCTTTATATATCTCCTGATTCTCCCACCAATAAAACATCTCCGGCTCGACCGTACAATAGGTCTGCCGGAAATGTGGTTTGCAGATGAGGATAGCCAGAACACCCTGCTCGTAGCTCTCATTCTTCGGAATATAATATCCATGTTTGGAGTATTCTTTATAGAACTCTCGCATTTAATCCATCTCGTCAATCGGTGTGATATCGATACCCAAGTCCTGCATCATCCAAGCACGTACAGCATCGATGAATGCAAGGTACGCACCACGACCCATGCGTTCGGTACTTTTCAGAGGCAGTACTACACCAGCCCTGATGTACCTATCCACCACGTCAATATGTTCTTTGAGCAATGGAAGCAGAGGACGTTTACGGTTCGCCCTACGCCCATCATCGGCATCCTTCATCAGTTTGTAAGCCCAATGCTCTTCATCCCATCCAAGGAAGTGGGCCTTGAGAAACGACTTGATGGTCTCATGTGAGTAAGCATAGCCTTCCTCTTTGTAGTAGTCCATAAGTGTTCGGATTATAGGGCCGTGAAACAGATTACGCAACTCCGCTATATCCTTACGCTCCTGCTTACGGATGATAAGCTCGAACTTCTCCCCATCTTTGAGGTTCATGACAGTCTCGGTGACAACCTTCATCAAGTCCTCACCTAGAACCTCAGGCAAACTCAGTGCCCCATTCTCTTTCTTAAATGTTATCTTCATTTCGCTACCTGTCCTTTCATAAAAACTACGCAGGAGAGCCGGGCCACAGGGGGTGTGAAAACCCAGCCCTCCCGCTATATCACAACTTAAAATGGTATATCATCATCTTCAGCGGGGCCACCGCCTGTTTCATCGACAGGCTCATAAGTAGGTTCCCCTAAATCTTCTACGCATTCCATAGTGCCTGTGTTCACGTATTCACCCATAGCATCCATGAAAAGTTTTGCACCCTGCAGTGCTGTGGGCAAATCATCGCCCTGCTCAATCAGATGCGGAACCAAGGTGGTAGCACATCGCATGAGCTGGATACGCAGGTCTCTCTCGCCAAGGTTCTGACCCTGCTGGGCTGCTCGCTGAACCTCGCCACCGCCCTGAGCCTGATTCTTTTTCTTGGCCTCGGTCTGGTCGTCTGCCCAGTTAGCATTGACGTAAGTCTTGCCATATGACCCCTTCTTAGAGTACACGCCCTGCAACGTGAGATACCTACCAACATAATCCGGTGTAACTGTATGTCTTGTATCCCCTGCGTCCGTCCACAGCGTAACCTTGGAAGTCTCACCGAAGGAGTCCTTCACTGTAAGAAGCTGTGATTTCCTGTCGCTTTGGTGAGCTTTTATATCGCCCACCTGCAACACCTGTACCGTCATCTGCGGTACTTTCTTTCCTGATAACACTTCGCTAAAGCTCATAGCACTTTCCTTTCCAAGCCAGTAGTTGGCTTCCATTTCGTCTCGGCATTCTCTGCCGTACCCATAATCTTCATCTACGAAACACATTAGAAACCGTTCTCGGTTAAATTAAAAAATCTACAAATATGGATGAAAGCTTCCTGATAGTACTGCCATCCAACAAACTTCTTGTTACCGCCAATGGTAATTACGTTCTCATTGAAGTCTTTGTAGTTAATGGTCGCAACCTCTCGACCCATCCTGAGTACGCCCATTGCCTCTATAGCTCCGGTCAATCTTTTTTGTAGCACAGGGTCTTTGTCTGCTGCCCTGCGGTACGCAGCCAACTGGAGAGGGAAGGTATCGTAGTAGCTCTTTGAGGTCTTAACATCCACCAGCACCCATATTGGTTTGTCTGGTAGTGGTTTCCATTTTTTGTTGACCTTCTTACGAGCGTTCACTGTTCTAGTATCCTGCCATGCAGCCGGAGAAATCAAAGCAATGAGGTCACAAGTACCCGCATACTTCTCCTCGTCCTCGTAGAGGGTGTACTCCACAGCAACTACATCAACTACGTACTCATTAATCCATAGGTCGAGGTTCGCCATACGCTTAACCATGTTAGCGTCAGCACCTTGTAACATAAACTCTATGGCCCTGTTACAGTACGCTACCAAACTCTCGTCATCCTTCTGAACTACCCCCTCAATCTCCGGTGGGTGGGCAGTCAGTGCATCCGGGAACTTTCGTAGAATCTTAAGTTGGAACAGGTCGTGAATAAATGTACCATCATCTGCTGCTGAGTCCGTCTTATCTTTGTAGGCGTAAGCAGCTTCATTAAGGGCATCTTCAAGATTAAATAGCGTATGCTCATCAGCTACTCTCTCTTTAATATACTCACATGCACAATTAGCTGCCCATTGTATTAGCTGTGGCTTAGCTATCTTTGCAAGTATAGTGGTAACTGAAGCATACTCCTCGTTACCCTTCTCATATGTTCTACCTATTTGGTCGTGAAAACTCATGCTACCACCTCTTTCACAAAATAATATCCGTCTTTCATAACGGTGACATCTTTTACATCTTGAACAAACCGGGTATCAAATGCCGGTACGATGTAATGCCAACCTTTTGGGGATTCATGTTTCTCAATTATCTCAACACCCCTGTCAGAAAGTACGGATTCTAACTCATCTGTGTTCTTTGTGTCAAGGTCAATCATAAATTTTTTCTTACCAAACCGACAACAATCTTGAAGCAGGGCGGTACGCCACTCAACATCGATGTAGCCAGCCTTCTCAGGGAAATCGATTAACCTCTTCATCAACCACTTCATAGCCTTAACGGTATCTCTGGCGTTCACTGTGTGGTGGATACGCCAAGTTCCGCCCAGCATGATACACTTGTTCTCCAGCATCATCAGGTCTTGTATCTCGTCCTTGATGACCGTCCTCAAGCACATCCGCTGGCCGGGAGTCCTACGCAGAGCCAAGTACATATGTACGAAGTTCCGCTCTTCTTTTATCTCACTGTTACCTGCCATGATTTCCTTCCCATACCAAACTGTTTTCATTTAGAGCTTCTTTTTTTAAAAAATAGAATAAATAATACTTGACAGATTATACCGAGTGTGGTATCGTATCGTGCATGCCAAAACAACCAACAGAAAAACAGATTGAGGCGTATAAACTCTATGCCGAGGGTCTTACCTACAGAGAGATAGGTGAGAGGTGTGGTGGTGTAACCCGATTCGCCATCTACATGCGTCTGCGTCCGCTCTTTGAACAATACCCTCAGCTTCGCAGGAATATCAAACGCCCCCATGTTTTTCGCCTTTCAGATTGTAATCTTTTTTAAGGATATACGATGCACAAAGAACGCCGTTCGGGTTTTTCTAGTCATCTCGACCAAGAAATCCCAAGGGCTACTACAGAAGAGATAGCTGAGGCCAAGGAAACAAAAACGTGCCCACGTTGTGATGCTCCACTCGACCTCGCTACCTTCGGTGCTACCTGCCCCGATTGCCCTTTTACATTTTAGTTGATGCTGCCCGGATTGACGATGACTGGAGGCATTTCTCCACCTGCCATCCATCTTGGGTATGCACCATCCCACTTACGGATACGTTCCTGCTCAACTTCAAGACGCTTTAGAGTTATGAACGCAGGATTCTCCTGTGCTTCAGCAGCAGCTTCAGCTATCACACGGATACGTTCTGCATCAGCGTTAGCCAGAATCTCAATCTGACGAGCCTTCGCTCCTGCCTCAACCTCGATACGCTCTTTCTCGATGACCGATGCTTGTTTCTTGGCCATCTCCACGTTCTTAAGCTGCTGAGCCTCAAACACTTTATCAATAGCCTGCTGTACCGCAGGGTTCTCATATGTAAAACCACCAAACATACCGATAGCTGTCACAGTGATACCTCGGTCTTGGTAGTAGGGCAAAATATCATCTCGTACTGCTTGAATAATCTCGCCCTTCTTCGCTCGCAGTTCATCCATATCGTACTCAGCACAGATTTCTGCTGCCTTGGCCTGAATCCTAGCCCTGATTTCAGAGTCCATAACAGTAGCCAAACTGGTAGAAGCATAGGTATACAAGAACTTCGCTGCATTATCTGCCTCAATCATGGCAGTGCAGTTAAACCCAACAGAGAACCCTACCGAGTCTCTGGATTCTACCCAAATCGCCTCGTCTTTGTTACCTGTGCCTTTGTTCGCTTCCGCTACCCACTCTCTGGTCACTGGTCTGCGATTGACCTTGATAACCTTGTGGGTTGGGATGTATTTACCGTTCCAGCTTCCACGTCCGGTCTGCACCCACTGGTGTAGGATACGTACCCGCTTGGTAGCTACTTGATTGGCTGCCAGATATTCCTCGCTGGCAAACTTCAACTGCTCAGAAGTCTTACCCTGCATCGGCAGCATGAAAGCTGTCTCGTAGCTCTCGATTTCCACGTACTCTGGCTCGTCATACGGTTTGATACAACCTGTCATTGGTAGTACAATCAACAGAGCCAGCACTAGCATCATAATCTTTTTCATGTTCTCAAATCCTAACAATTTTTTCCACCATATCGGTATTAACAACAACAGAGGGAGCCATAAAAATTTCTGCAATCGGGCAAGCCCCTCACTAATCAGGTAGCCTTCGTTACTGTCTTGCAACTGCTCAACACCACCCTGATACACGACCACCGGGAAGGTGTAATACAGTACTCCTACCACTGCCAGAATCAGCAGCGTTAACATAATCCTTAACTTCATGTCGTTCTCCTTAAGCTTCAGCTTGTGGTGGGTCACACCACGTCTCAAATTCTTCGGGATGGGTAGGTATAACCTTTACACCTGTTTCTGTCAACTCTAATTCAAGTTCTCCAATAAGAAAACCTGCCATAGCTGTGACATTGGTGAACACACTCTCCATAAACTGGTGCAGCTTGTCTATTTCCTCGGATGGCACACTCACCTTACTAGTCTCTTTGTCGTACGCTCCTTTCCTACCCTTTTGGAGGGCATAGCTAAACCGGGCACACTCTCCGGTCTTTTCTTCAAGCATCAGGTAGGCCAGCTTGTTGGCTGTCTCTACCACCTTATCCCTGTGTTTCTTCAGGCCATCGATGTACTTCTTATCTGCAACAACATTTATATCTTGGTCAGGTTTCATGGTATCTCCTTTATACTACAAAAAAATTTTATTTTTCTCTTGACTTTATACTTGACAAGGTTATTATAATGAGCCTTCAAGCCTTTAAGCATTCGCTCATAGCATCATTCGCTCATAGCAAGTTAAAAATAATTAAGCCTTTAAAGTCTTTCAGGCTCTTAACCTCCAATGGAAAAGTCCACCTATTAATTAATGTGGGTTCCCTCGGCGTAATATTTCAAGACCTCCTCGGTCATGATTTGCCTTTTGAGGGTATCCAACGCACAGATGGCTGAACCACGAAGGTTTGCCGATTTTTCATCCTCGGTTTCGATGGCCAACAATAACCAACGAATACTGATAAGACCTTGGATGATGTGGTCAGCAGTTTTGCTATCAAGTTCCAACGCACTGGTAATCTCATTAATATCTTTGATTTTCTCAGAATTCATCGTTATCTCCATGATAAAAGAACTTAGCTGCTACGTCTGCTCTGATAATCTTCTTGGCTCGCAAGTCCTCGACGTAGTTATCCCATTTCTCCAAAACCTCACAGGGGGAGTCCGTTTTCTTCTTGATATTCTCCATGAAGTGGTCGTGCAACTCCTTTAGCTTCCCCCTATGAAGTTTCTTATGCTTCTTTTTCAAATAACTTGGTAGCTTCTCTGTCATAGAACCTCAAGAACATCTGACAATATCCTGACTGCCCTTTGAACAGCCTCTTTGTCCAGCGGAATCATATCCTCGACCTCAAAACCTTCTGAGGTACGCCTGATAAATACATCACCTGAACCAAACAGGTCAGCACGAGATTCCCAATAGTAATCACGTGTTGCCACTGCTTTTACTTCCATAGCTGGCCTTTGGCTCAGCTTCCTATTGGTGTTGTACGCTGGATGGCCCTTCATGTTCTCAACATTTTTATAACCCTCTGGATGGGGATTATTTGGGGCATCATTACTGAGCAAAAGCTCTCTGCCTATCCTACACTTAGTACCATGATGACGATACACGTGATGTTGTGCTGCATGGTATAACTTCTTCGGATAAACCATATCACAATCTGGATGGGCACACTTTAAGCTCTGATACCCTGATTTCTGAACAAACTTTGGAACTACTGGCATCTTGTTATATCTCCTATTTCATATAGCCTAATACATTCGGGGCAAAGGTCAGCCCCTTCTTCATACCTCTGCTTGAGGGTTTCTGGATACTCTTGGTCAGCTTCACTACGACAGCCTTCGCAGAAAAGAGCATCACAGGAATCACAACGCCTCACGCATTGGTCACAACATAGCTCTTCGCAAACGTCACAACGTCTGGCATCGAAAAGCTCTCTACCACACACTCCACAGTCAGGGCCGGGTTCACACATGAAATGACCTCCTTTCTAATCGTCTTTTCCAAAGCTCTGCTGTGTTCCATACCTTAGTCCACTTAGCGATAGAACGTGCTGAGCGTTCCAGTTTCTTGATACAATAGCCGGGCATAATATTTTGCAGCATGTTAACAAGTGCTGTGCTGTTCTCGGCTATCTCGATTTTGTCCATAGCTATTAGTTGTAGTTTGGTAAACATGTTAAACTCCTTTCACTTTGGCAACATAGTATTGTACGCCCACAGGCAATTGTTGTTCGTGACTACAACACCTCGCTTTACCCAGAGCCAGAGAAGGCTTCATGTAGGTACGTATCACCACACCACATTTCTTACAAGTGAGGATGTGACGAGCCGGAATGTCAACAACATCACCATCTCCAGCGTGAGCAGATACATGCTGAGAGCCTATTCTCCGGGCGATTGATTCCCACTCAGGGCCATGTGGCCTAATATATTCCCGGCTAAGCTCTCCCCATGTTATCATCTGGTCGATAATAGCATGGGCTACCTCGTGGAGGAATATTGACCACATGGTGGCGTAGGTGTTAAATTTACCATACGAGTACGATATTTCTATCAGGTGCTTTTTGCGGTAGCAAAGACCTATTGGATGCTCAAAGAAAGCCCACCAAAAGGAGTAAAGGTAATGCCTACCATCAGCGACACGTAGATACTCGTTTGCTTTTTTCTCAAATGTTCTTAGCTCTGCTTTGGTCATGTCAAAATCTCCCTCAAACTTTTTGACAGTATAAACAAATCCTCGTTCTGCTGCTCACGTGGAGGACAACCACCGGGCTGTTGTATCTTGTGATAGCCCACGTAGCTCCAACCAGTGTTAAGCTCGGCATCGACCATACGCTCTTCCTTGGTAGGATGTAGCACCCACAAGCGATAGCTGGCATCAATCATGTTGACAATATCCTGCTCAAATTGAGCAAGCTCGCCATAGTCTCTGCTGTTGTGCAGGGCGAAGGTAATACCATCGCACAGAGAACATGCCCGGAAAAGCTCGTTGTCATAGCGTGAGATGTACATGAAGATTTTCTTGTTGACCATATACTTTCTGACGTGCATAATGAAAGCTTCTGTAAGCTCAGCAAACTCCAGAGGCTCACCACCTGTGACAATGATTTCCTCATAGTTATTTAGAACATCCATTGTCGGCAATACCTGTAATCCTTCCATCTGGTCAGGGTGGGTGTTGCAGCAGTAGTCACACCCCCTGCTGCACACCGTACTCAACATTACCCTTGCTTTTTTTCTCATGGCTATCCCCTAACCTTTTCGCAGTATTCTATGCTACCCTTTGTACCCGGCTTAACTTCGTATTTGCTAGGAACGTAGTTACCATAGTAGTCGTAATGGCCTTCTTCCCCCAGCGTACAATAGCCAGCTTCAATCATGGACATACAGAAACGTCCTACCGAGCCTTCCAGCTTCCAAGCCATACCGGAATCGATAAGCTCCTGTGCTTGTTTAATTTGTTCGTTCATTAGTTACCCCCTTTTTTGTATTCATCTAATTCCCAACCAAAATCAAAGAAATATCCAAGTATTTCTTCTTTAGTTCCACCATAATTATGTGTTACAAAAATGTTTAGCTCTTGGTTAGTTACATCCCAATCAAAAACTTTCTCCACGTCTACCCATAACCCATCCTCTTCTTCATGCAAAGGCTGCCAGTAGATTTGAAATTCTGGTGGTGGACAAAAAGGTAGCTCAATTCTTTTTACCAGAGTCCTGCCGTGAACATCTAGTAACAATTTACATTGCATAATTTGTACCCCCTTAATTCAATTTACACTCTTGCCAGCATTACTGCGGTTTTAATCACTTCCCAATTAATCCCGACATCGGGGTCATGATTTCTCTCAACCATCGTCAAAACACGCTCTGCTTGGCTCTTTGTTAGATTTGGGGCAACTTCAAGAACATCCTCTACAACCCACATGGATGTAGCTATGATATCATATGGGTTATAAAAGCTTTTCAGAAATTCTATTAGTTCTTTAACGGTCATGGTTTGTCTCCTTTAGTTAGATTTCTATTTAATAGCGGTGGGCAGGAATCGAACCTGCCCTTAGCCCTTGCACCGCTCATATCCTTGGCAAAAAACTGTCCAGTTTCTTTATCTCTCTTGCCAGCATTACAGCACCTTCGTTTCTGGCATCATAGCCGACCTGCTCAGCCATTGGCGTTATGAAGTACTCCATCAAATAACGCACAAAGTCCTGCTGTAATGTTCTATGTGTTTTGAATGCTATTTGTTCAAAAAACCCTTCCACAAAATCGTCATTACCTCGGTTAATTTCATTTATCAAGGCATCTGCCAGTTTGTGGCCTTCCTGCCTGATGTTAGCCTTTTCAATTTGTTCTTTTACCCAAGGGTCTATGTCTTTCATTTTACGATTCTCCTGTACTCTACAACGCTGCCATACTCCGGCAGGTTTACCAATACGTTTGTTACGCTCCTGACGCTCAAAGGCCAGCCCCCATCTTTGCCCACCAGCACATGGTCATCGCCGACTTCTGCTACCAGTGTGGCATGCTGAAGGCATTCTTCGCCAAGCTCCAAGATACCATCATAGAGGTCGTCATCTTCTTCTTCCAATTCTCCGTAGAAGCAGCAAATATCGCCAACCTCAACTTCATCTTCATTGATGACTTCGGTATGCTCTTCGAGGTACTCCAACATATCCGAACGATTAACCCAATCAAGCTCGTCAATCCAGTTGAGAGAATAGGCCACAAAGCCCCAGCAGTTATACCAGTTATCTTTGGTTTCTTCTGTGACCTGATTCTGGACTACTTTCTTCTCAAATAGCTCATTGATTACTGTTAGTGGTGTGTTCATGCTAACCCCCTGTGACTTCAAAAACACTGTCGATAAGATTTATAAACTCTACATGGCTAATCTTACCCTTAGCCTTAAACCTGAAACTGTCCAGCTTCGATAATGGCATAATACTTACCAGCTTTGACTTTGTTCAAAAATTGTTCAAAAGTTAATGCTGGTTCTCCCGGACTACCAAAACCGCTGCTGTCCACAAAAAGCTCTTCTTCAAGCTCAAAACCTGCCGGGCGGTAGTCACCGAAGTTTGGCATACTGCGTACACCTGTATCACCATCAGCTTTTGCCTTATACGGTTTCTTGCCTTTAGCTGCCTGAGCAGCTTTCCTGTTCATGTCCTGAATTACACTTAAACTGTACATTATTTTCTCCTTTTGATAATAAACGCTGCTTTACTTTTGTGTTCACCATAACAATCCCTGCATGCGTAAGCTCTCTGCGGATGTTTGTAGAAGGGATGTTCCTGTCTGCATATCGGGCAAACTCCTATCCATTTGCTGGTCTTAGCCGGGCTAATGGTTTTCTCTGATAGAGCATCAGATGTTACCCTGCTGTCTGGTATGCCCAATTCCCTGCACTTAGCTTTCCAAACCCTGTCATGCCCATGTCCGGGCGTAAGAGCATGGGCTATTTCATGCATTAGCGTAACATGCATCCGCTCAAAGGTATTAAGCTTGGCGAAAGCTTTGGATATGCTGATTTTCTTGATACCATTACAGCAATAGCCCAATCTTTTTTTGGCATTATCCCAAGCAAAATCCCAATGCGAAAGCCCATATTCCTGTAAGGTTTTTTCCGCATGCTGCTCGAAGCGTTTTAGCTCCTGTGTGTTCATACTTACCCCCTGTATTAAATTGTCAAATTGACCTGCCATCCTCAGGAGGAACCCGGTCAGTGATTCCCCGACTAAGCATCGGGTTAAACCCGACACTCAGTTTCGGCTCTACGCCTGATTCTACCATCAGCAAAAATAGTATCTCCGGCGTATAAATGCGTAGCAGTAAACTGTTTACCCGGAGCTTTGTGGGCTAATTCGTTGATTTTCCTATGTGCCCAGCCTTTAGTTTTATACATTTTCAAGCACCAGTTTTCTGTACCAATGTTAGCAAAACCCCTAAATAACCCATCTTTACATAATCGTTCGTGGTTTTCGTTGCTAATTATTGAACACCAATACATTATTCGTTATCCTCTCTTATCATATCGTCAATATCTAACTGTTCATCCCGGCTTAGCTCTGCATAAGGTTTACCGAAAAACTTTATAGCTCTCTTATCCGCAAAGCTGGCATTTACTGCCTGAATATCCCGGATATAATCTTTGAAGGTATACTCTTTTTCCATTGTACCTACCCCCTTTTTTCCAATTCATAGCCCATAGCATTAGCAGCCTTTTCCAGCTTTTCCAAAAAATAGCTATCTTCAAAATCGCTGCCAGCTTTTGCCTTGTCTACAGCACATTTCATGCTTTTGAGTAGACCGGCTAAATATCCTGCATTGTTTTTTACCTTACTGTTCATTTTTTACCCCCTGTTATACTAGACAAGTTTTTGCTTCAGGTATAGCAGTAATTAAAACAGCTTCCTGCCTTAGAGCATGTTTTATCCTGCTACCAGCTTCCTGTACGATATTTTCTATTTCCTGTTCGCCTACTATTTCGATAATTATTGAATTTTCTTTTGCCCCCTGCCAATATCCTGTTGCATTGTAAATTGTGAAGCCATCAAAAAATTCGACCATGATACTTTCGACCGTATCCCGCATAATATCTTCAGTGAAAATTCTGTAAACCATTGTTACCCCCTGTTTTACGTTAAAAACTACTCTTTTCCTGTACGCCAATATTCCCATGTTACCGATTGTACCATTTCAGGTTTTACCTGATATTTATCAGCTAATGCCTTATAGCAATCTTCAAAAAACTTGTACTGGTTATCGGTGATACCCCTGAGCTTGTCCTCAGGTAATTTCCTACCCATTGCGATAGAGACAGCATGCCTATCAATTGTTACGTATTCTCCCCTACCCGGATGCCGGATATTCATGTAGAAGGAGCTAATCTTATTCCCTGATAGAATTGATAGTATTTCCCCATCAGTACCATTAGAAGCTAAAATCCTATGGCATTTATCCTCGAAAGCCTTAGTATGCTTACAGCGTTTTGTCTTAATAAACTGAGTAGCAATTTTCTTATTTTCATCCCAGTTTTTTAGAGGAGACAATGCTGCGATAATCCCGCATGCTTTACTAAGGGAATTCCCTGATGGTATAGCTACCGATAAACCTTGTGCGAATTCATGGGCGTTTTGATACCAGTCTCTACGTAAATTAGCAGGTACTTTTAGCCATATTTTCTCAATATTGGCTATTGCCTTTTCACGTGTTATTTGCTCATTTTTAAATTTCATGATAAACCTCCTGTTAGCGTACGTTCGCTGATATATCGGTATTAGCTTTTAGCTCTTCTAATTCAGTACGCAATTCGCTATTTTCTTGTTCAAGCTTGTTTATCTGAAGATAAAGAGTATCGATAAGTTTAGCTGCTGCCATTTCCCCGGCGTAGCTTTCGTCTGCTACCCATATAAGCTTTTGAATAAGCTTTTTAACTACGTAAATTTCCGTTTCTTTGGTGCAGCTTGTCAAAACTACGTGTAAACCATCGATACAATGTTTAGCGAATTCTAAATCTTTTTTTGCCATCGGTTTCATGATAAACCCCCTGTCTTTTCTAAAAGGTTTTAACTTGTCAATCCGCTATTATATACTAACAAGCTATAGGATTGTGCAGCTTTTTTTCACTTTTTTTACACCCGATACAAAAAGCTCTACAAACACTATGCTTAGTGAGGGGCATGTCTGTACAGCTCATAGTACAATCCCCTATAAAATCCTCGTTTTCGCCGTGATAGTAAGGATAATGCATATATAATGAGTAAGAGAAAAAAGCTAACAACAAAACAGGAAGCTTTCGTATTTCACTATGCTGATAGAGGTAGTGAAAGCTTTGGCAATGCCACTAAGGCTGCTGAGCTAGCTGGCTATAGTGGTAATGCTGATACTCTGAAAAGCATAGGCTGTGAGAACTTGACTAAACCTTACATAATGGAAGCTATACAAGCTCGCATCAGGGAATCGGAGCATAAATTTGAGCTAAAGCAGGAAATGATATTAGAGGAACTATGGAACAATGCTATGCTAGCAAGGCAGCAAGGCAAGATAGGGGATTCTAATAATGCACTTATAAAGCTTGGAGAGCATCTAGCATTGTTTAAAGCCGGGGGGGATATCAGTATTAATAACTATGCTCAACCGGAGAAAATTACTGAGGAAGCTGAAGCTAAAAGACTACAACGTATTAAGCGATTAGCTGATGCTGGTGATGCTATTGTTGATTAATAGGCTAAACGGCGGAAAGCTAAGCCATCCGGCGTAGTGGATTTTACTAACCGAGCTATCAGGTAATCTACTAATGCAGCGAGCTAATGCTAGGCTAGTCCATAAGGAGTAGGGGATATTACTACTGAATGCATCAGGTAAAGTACTATGCGTAGCTGGCGTGATGCTGGCGTTATAGTGGAATAGCGTAGCATAGCATAGGCAAATGCCTTAGGCTTATAGCGAGCGAGGGCTTTCCCCGATAGCATGCATAGGGCATTGCACTACCCCGGTGGGGAGGGGGGAGTATGACCCCCATAGGGTAAAAGATACTAAAGCCTCTTCTAAAAAATATTTCTAAAAATTTTACTATTACTGGACATGTGAGGTCGTATTATGGCATTTACTACAAAGAAAGCATCAGAGCTGATAAAGCGTCACAGGCTGCTTAAAAAGTACACTGAGTACCTGAACACCCATCCAGCTACGAACGCCTTACACAGGGCACGTGAGCAGGGTAGAAACGAGCCTTGTGCATGTGGCAGTGGCCTCAAATACAAGAAGTGCTGCCTCCATCCCCTTAAACTAGATTTCAAAGAGCTATTAGATGACTGAACAACTATCTGACATTAACTGGATAGCTGAATATCTCTACATTGTTTCCAAGACCCAAGGCTTATGCCTCTTGGAGCCTAATGTAGGTCAGCTCTTGCTGTACAACTCAATGATGGCTCAGGTCCGTAGGAACTTGCCTATCCGTATCCTTCTGCTTAAACCTCGTCAGGTAGGATGGTCTACTTTTATCGCTTCGTGGATTTTCTGTCAAGTATACCGTCAGCCTTTTAAGACAGGTATGGTGATATCGCTTGATAGGGCTAAGACTTACAACATCTTCCGTATGGTACAAATCTTTGATGAGTACCTTCCAGACCACATGAAGAGACCTAAAAAGACTTCATCTCGTAACGAAATTCTTTATGCTAAGCCCCATGAATCCCGCTTTATCCCCGATACTCAGGGTGCTGGCGGTAGACTTCGTGGTGGTACAGCTCACTATCTCCACTGCTCTGAGGTGTCTTGGTGGGATAATACCAATGATACTCTTGGTGAAGTATTCCAGTGGGTTCCGGATAGCCCTGATACAGCTATCTTCCTTGAGACTACTGCTAATGGTATAGGTGAGCCTTTCGAGGAGAGGTTTACCAGAGCTTGTGAGAAAAGACGCAGAGACCCCAATAATTATCAAGGCTTCTTGCCAGTGTTCTTTCCTTGGTATCAGTTCCCTGAATACCAGACTCCGCTGCAGCCCGGTCAGATTATAACGCCTCAGGATGCCGATGAGGACTATCTTATCGAGGTGGGCTGTAAGCCTCAGCAGCTACTCTGGCGAAGGCTCAGGATTGAAGGATTTGATAATGATGTTGCGTTTTTCAAACAGGAGTACCCGGCTACGGCGAAGGAAGCGTTCCAGTCTACCGGTCGTAATGTGTTCCCGCCTGCTACCATCGAGCGTATGGAACGCCGGACGAGAAAGGGCGTTGGCTTTGTACGGTTCGAGAAGGAAGGCGGTTTTATCAAACCAAAGAAACAAGACCGCTTCGAGGAATGTTGGGAAATCTTCAAGTACCCCGAACCCACGCACGAATACGTAATCGGCGGTGATACTATGGAAGGCCAGCTCTCTGACTCTCAAGATGAAAAGAGTGAGCCTGATTTTCATGGTATAGTGATATTTGACAAGATGACCTTTGAGGTGGTGGCTGTTTATGAAGGCCGGTGCAACCAGCTTGAACTTGGCAGACAAATTGAGATGGCTGGTTATTTCTACAATGAGGCTATGATAGCCATCGAGATGCCTAATGGTATAGGAGTTATCACATACCTCCAGAGTATTAACTACTCTAATCTATTCCACAGAGATACCAATGAAGAGTCTGAGGATAACCAAGAGTCTAACCTCATCGGGTGGAAAACCACCACTCGCACGAGGCCGATGATGATTGACCTGACCAGAGACCTTCTTCGTGATGATGAGTTAATCATACCATCCGAGCGGATTGTGTCTCAGATGAAAACCTTCGTGAGAAACAAACAGGGTAAGCCCGAACACATGAGAAACAAACATGACGATATGCTGTTCGGTTTGATGATAGCTCTACAAGTAACGTACAAGGTAGGTTTTAATCCAACACTAGACATGGGGAGCCATACTTATGAGTCAAAAGAAGAAAACAAACAGCTCGAAGACCTCGCCCAGTTCGGAGCTATCGATACGTGGGAGCCGGGGTCTGAGGATGAGCAGGGAAGCCATACTCTCTAAGATAGTATCTGGCAAGCTTAAGTGTCCAACCTGCCCATACTTTGATGAGGTTGATAAAGACTGTAAGAGGTATCCGAAGAGCCATGTCGTTTATGATGGCATGTACTGTGGCGAACATCCTCTTCTCAAGGCAGAGGTAGAGAAGTTCCTGAAGAAGGAGCTTGAGTAATGGAAATACTATATCTGCTTATAGGAGCTTTGGGTGGGGCCATAATCGGAGCCTACATCTATCATAGTGGTGTCAAGACAGGCAGTAAGGTCCAGCACCATGCCGGTAAAGGATTCGACCCCTTCGAGGAAATAGAAGAATTTGACCAGACCCATACCTACGAAATAGAGGAGTTAGATTAATGGCTACATATCAGAGAATCTTTGAGACCGTCAGAAATGCAGTGACGACAGATGACACGCTGCTTGATGGCACAACTGCTGGTGCTACCTACAAGAATGCGGACAAACCTTCGCATGCTTTCCAACTGGACCAAGATACCGAGTATCTGGAGCTTATTGTGCAGGGTAAGGCTGCTAATGATAAGACCTTTACCCTCACATTGTTTGGATATGCCGAGAATGGTCCTGCATGCCGAATGGCCTCGGTTGCAGGGGCACTTGGTACAGCGGTTACAGGCAATACCAACGAATTCTTTGCCGATACCATGACCGTCACAGACGATAACTTGGTAGCGGTTACAGAGAAAGACACTGCAGATAATGCGGTTTGTAAGCTTTTGGTTCCTACCGTTGGTTATAAGTACATCGCTGTATTTGTTACTGACCTCGGTGGTGCTGCAGAGTGTAGTGAAGTCACAGTTAAGGTTCGTCAATACGGAAATAGATAATGGAACAGACACAGCCTAACACAGCAGAAAATCCGCTAGTTGACAAGCTGGAAAAGCTGGAAAAAGCAGGGATGGGAGTCACCAAAGAGTGGGTGGATATGTGGCAAACCTCCCTTCGGTACTTCTTTTCTGACCAGCTAAAAGGTAAAAAGCGTCATGCAGACTGGGATTGGGTGGTTATCAACTACATTTGGCCCTCGGCCATGCAGGAGATAGCTAAATTGTCCAAGAATCACCCCCGAATCATCGCTAATGGGTGGTCAACAGACGATGCTGACGGTGCGGAAGTCTGGCAAAATGGTACTCAATGGCAGTGGGAGAACGGTTTGCAGATGCGTCTGCAGCATATAGCTGCTATTTTGGACGGAAAACTGTTTGGATACCGTGTTTCCAAGGTTTATTGGGAAGATAAGGTCCGATGGGATAACCGAGAGCAGAGATGGGTCGGAGATGTCAAGTATAAACTGTGGCATCCGGCCATGTTTTGGGTTTCTCCCGAAGCTGAGCGGGTCCAAGATGCTAATGCCTGTGGTACTATCCGTCTGATTGAGGTGGAAGAGGCAGTTAAGAAGTGGCCAAAGAAGGCTGCTGCTATCCGTGAACAAGGCCGTACCATGAAAGAGTGGATGGCTAATGGCGTTCATGGTGGTGAAGCTATCGCTAGCTCCAAGCAGACAGGTACGACCAGTGGTAGTGGGGGTGCTGATAACTGGGAGCCGGGTAGTTCTACCCAGCTTATGGAGATTGTCAGTACTCGTGTGACCGGTAATGGGAAAAAAGAACTCGATAAGAACAAAAAGTACGTTAAAGTCTCCGAAACCTATTTTAAGGACTACTCAGAGGAAAAAGCTACGCAGGAAGAGCCTTATACAGCCAGAGAATTGATAGAGGCTGGGGCTGCTAGCCAAAGTCCTACAGGTGAAATCGTGGGTCTTGATGGCACAGCACTGAACAGAGACACTTGGCCTATGAAGATGGTTCGGGATTACAAGCGTCCTAAGTTCCCCTTTGGTCGGCATGTGCTGCGAGTAGGCGATGTTATTATCAATGATAAGGAAGAGGACCAAGTATGGCCTTATGAGAACTGGCCTTTTGTGGTAACTCCTCATTATCTGCTGCCTCACACATGGCAGGGTATCAATGCGGTAACAATGTACAAAGATACACAGGATATGATTAACGTGTCCGTATCATATCTCCTGAATCACATGAAGATGCATGGTGACCCCAAGCATGTATTTGAAACTGATGCTATCGCTAAAGACCCAAACACCAAGAAAGCTTACAAGATATTCGCCGGTGCAGGTTCTCTTATCAAGCTCGCACGTGGCGGTTTGAAGAAATTCCAGCAGCTAGACCCTCCAAATATGAGTCCGTCTATTCCGCTGCTGTACAACATCCTGACCCAAGAATTCAAGAATTTGACCGGTCTACACGGTATTGCGATGGGTGAACCGCTTAAATCGGATACCACCGCAACCGAAGCTTCTGTGGTCGCTATGAGTTCCACAGATAGGGTGGCTCTACAAAGTGTATACGAAGATGAGTGGGTGCGACAAGTTGCAATGCGTATCGCTGAGATAATGCAATACCATTATGACGAAGGTCGCTGGGTCCGCATTGTGGGTGAGGATAAGATTGATAGTGTTGTCCAGATAACCCAAGGTGCTAAGGAAGCCCGCTTCGATATTAAGGTTGAGCTGGGAGCTATGCTTCCCTTCGATGAGAAGGAAAAGATAGCGAAGTATCAATCAGCCTATACGCTGTTGGAAAATCCCACCTACAACCCGATGTTGCCAGATATGCTCAGAGTTTATGAGATACCAAACTGGCAGAAACTATTAGAGCAGTATGAACCTTATGTTCAGTATAAACAATTCGTCCAACTTTACCAGCAGGTGAAGGAAGGACAGATTGACCCGCAGCAAGCTGTACAAATGTTGGTACAGAAAGCTACGGAAATATACCAAAGTGAGGGGATAACTTCCGAACCGGAGACTAAAGGGCCACGAGCCAATCAGTAATCCGGGGGTGCAGAGACCTCTTCGCTGAAAACAGACGATGTGCTGAAAATGAAAGTGAAAGGATAGTTTTATGTCTGATGAACAGAAAGTAGAAGAAGGACAGCAGCAAGAGCCTGAGAAGCAGGAAGGCGATTGGAATAAGGAAAAGCAAAGAGCTGACCAGCTCGAAGCTAACCTTAGGAAGAAACAGCAGGAACTTGACTACGCCCTGAACCGTGTGGCTGACAATGAGCAGAAACTCCAGACGATTCAGAAAAAGCTCGAAGAGGCCAGTGCTTCTAAACAGAAGCAGGAAAAACGCAGCGACAGGCTGCCGGTCGATGAGTATGGACAGCCCTTGATTAAAGTTATCGAAGAGCTTGAATCAGAGCTTAGTGCCATTAAGACTCAGAACAAAGAGCTTGTGGATAAAGCCAAAAGCTTCGAGGAGGAACAGCAGCTAACTAAGCAGCAGCAGCTACAGAGGGAACGTGAGAACAAAATCCTCGATGCTATGGATAAAGAGTTTGGTGCTAAGTTCCGTAACGAAGCTCGTGAGTTGGCGGTCAAGAAGTACAACGAGATGACAACCAGAGAACGAGAAGGCTGGTCCGATGCTGATGCTGTTATCCTAGTTCGTGACTGTTACAGGGAGCTGGCAGAAGCGGACAAACAGAAGAAGAAAGCTCCTGTGCAAGACACCGGTGATGGTGGAACTGCACCAATGTTTGATAATATTCTTCCTGAAGCAGGTAAACCGAGAGACCTCGCTAACAAGCTTCTGGAAGGAGATAACCTAGAAAAACTGTTGGGTCGTGTGAAGAAGTAATCACAGCCCGCTATAAAGGAGGTTACAATGGCTTACTCTAATGCTGACCTTAGCATTGTAACGAGAGAGCTTTTGACCAAAGGCCGGATTAATCAGGTCTACTTGGCTATGCCGTTCCTTGAGTCTCTTCAGCAGAGGAATCAGATTATCACTCGTGGTGGTAAGACAATCGATAAGATTGTAGACACTGTAGAGATTGATGACCTCGCTCAGACTTATCGCCTCGGTTCTGGTGATATCCTGACTGACAGCGAGAAGGAAGTTAAGGCCCAGCCTAGTTTTGGTTGGAAGGCAGCTCAGTTGCCTCTGCGTTATGGTTCTGACGTAGAGATTATGAACGTCTTTGCTGGTTCTCGTGAACAGCTCGTAGCGTATGCAGAAGACCTCGCAAATCGTGGTCTTCGTGGTATGCGTATCAAGCTGGAAAAGATGATTTTTAACAACGGTTCTACTACCACTACTGATTACAACGACAGTGGTGAGAACTTCCAGAGCCTTGTCAATGCCCTCAAGCATGATGACACCTATGGTGGAATCACTAGGACAATGGCAAGTGGTGTTGCCAACTATTGGCAGTCGGCTAACCCGACCTTCAACCCTGCAACGACTGCAGAGGGCACTAGCCCCGGCACAAGTACTCAGGGTACTGCTACCAACTTCACCGTAAACAACCTGCGTAACTGGTTGATTTATGTGAAGCTTCATTCTGACGCTAAGAATGATATTGAAGTTTACACCTGCTCGACTCTGTTTAACAAGATGAAGGCTGAAGCGGAAGCCAAGGGCGTTTACTCTCCGGGTAAGGGCCGTATGGATATCGGTTTCGATGACATGTATGTTGACGGATACCGTATCGTGGAAGTACCAAGGCTGCAGACAGACTCTACCATGCAGAACTGGGTATTCATCTGTAACATGTCGAAGTGGGAGCTGAGGGTTCACCCTGAGCGTAACTTCAAGATGACTGACTTCAAGCATCAGGCAGAGCAGATTAACGGCGTGGACCAGTACCTCGCTCGTATCTTCCTCGCTGGTAACCTGATGTGCTGGCAGCCAAATGCTAACATGTTCCTTAGCAACGTAAGCTAAGTTTAACGTGGCCCTGACGTTGGGTTGGGGCCACAAATTTTAACCTTTATTGCCACCCGCACGTTTGTGCTTGGGGCAGAAGGAGATGTTAAATGAGTCTTTCTACTATTGATGATAGCAAGATTTTCCTTTACGACCGCTTTCCCGGCGAAGTAAATAGGAATATCGGTGAGCCTACCGGTGGTTTCACTGGCAGCTCGCATCACAATGTAGCGTCTGCAACCCAGTATAAGGTTGGAACCAAGATTATGGTGTACGACACCACTAACAAAGGTTACGCAACCTTTATCTACCTCCAGTATGTAGCTGGTACGGTTGCAGGTATCGCTGCGAAAAAGCCGGTAGCGATTCATACCGCTAATCAGGCTTCAACCACAAATGCCACGACTTCGGTCTGGTATCAGGTGACTACTGACGGTGGTGAGTCACTGGTAAATGGTCCTCTGGCAATCGCTCTGTCGAGCATGACCACCCTGTATTATGGTTGGTTCTGGTGTGGCGGTGTTTGTCCTGTTAGTAAGGTCAGTGGCCTTGGTGGAAACTACACCACAGACACGTCTGTAGCTGCAGGTCGTCCGTTCACAGGTGCGGACAGCTCTACTGGTTACATCGACCTCGTAGTAGCTGGCCTTGGTGCTGCTCATGCGACAACTTCTGCGGACTACATGCCCGCTGGTTTCGCACTTAAGGCAGATGCGTAATTGAACCTCTTTATTAACCTTTATTGAAAGGAGGTTCGATTATGGGCTTTGACCTTGATAATATGAAGATGGGTGGTTTCCGCAACGGACAGGTTGCGTTTGGAGTCGTCACTTTCGAGGCTGATTCGCTTACGGCTACCGTAGCGACACAGCTAACCAAGGTCGATTTTGCAATAGGTATCCTTACCAGTGGAAGTCTCGGTTCGGGCGAAAACGCTCCGGTCGCTACTTTTGCTACCAGTATCTCTGATGGTAACGTAACACTTACCAGACAGACGATGGATGCCAGTACCACCCCTACCTACTTTGTAATGTTGGTAGGCTGTTAAGAAAACCCGATGGGGTACAAATTCCCCTCATGTGTCCGGTGGCGTGGGGAGCTTCGGCTCCTCACGTTCACTGTATAAACATGTGCTGGGAATGTGTCGATTTTTTTAACTTTTATAGACATGAGGGATAATATGAAGATTGTAGTTCTGAACATGAACGTCCAGAGAGACTGGGTTCTGGACACCTTTATCGCCGAGCATCTACAAGAAATGGGGCATGATGCTGTTGTAAGAAAGTACCTGCAAGATGGCCGAGATGCTATCATCCTTGAGAAACCAGATGTTGTGGTACTTCCTCCAGTAAGATGTGCTTACACACGTGACTTCGCTCAGAGACTAAAAGACTGGGGCGTATCTGTCGTGGTACGCAGGAGTGAAGCCGGTGTCAGCCGTGAGAAGTTCAATAGCCTCGATGCTATGTGGCGTACTGACCACCTCGGTCGCTACGAGTACGATAGCCTTATTGATGCTGAATGTATATGGGGTCCAGAGTTTGCTGAGATTCTGGTAGAGCGTGGTAAGGTATCGGCTCACAAGGTACATATCGTAGGTGGTGTCACACTTGACCCCTACTTCAGATATGACATAAAAGAAGCAGTAGAGAAAGCTAGGACACTCGAATGTGAGAATCCCGGCAAGGTTATTCTGTTCGCTGCTGGCTTCTTGCATGCTGATAACTCACCTGACTATTCACTTCCAGAAGCTCCATACAAAGACCCAATTCATGGCGTATTGGTAGAGCGTGACCGCAAGATAAGAGACCTGTGGTTCGAGGTCATCCCTGAGATAGCAAAGCACCACAACGTCCTGCTGCGTCCTCACCCCGGTGAGAATCTGGATAAGTACCAGTGCTTGTATGGTATCAAGAACGTGTACATCGATAACTCTCTGGAGACTGCTGCAGCTCTTAAGGTAGCAGACTTTCTTGTACACTGTGGTAGCACAATGGCGGTTGAGGCACACCTGCTGGATATGCCATCCGCTATGCTGGGAGACACATCGCAGGATGATGTAATCGGAACACTTGCACCACGAGTCGAGAATGCACGAGAACTTCTGGACCTGATAGAGAAGGCTAAAGGAACCACAGCGAGGATTAAAGACCTCTCTGAACTAGAAGAAAGCTTCTATGGTCCTATTGATGGACAAGCTACCAGAAGGATAGCTACTGTTGTTGATGAGGTGGCTAAGAGCAGAAAGAAAGCTCCGAACATCCCACAACAGTGGCCTCAAGAAGAGATGGCTAACTATACCACTCCGGGCGTGGAGAAGATTGACCACGAAGAAGTATGGCGTTGTAACTGCTGCAAGAAGCTGTATGTCAATGCTACTGGATGGAGAATGCGTCCTTGCCCACACTGTGGAATAGCGACAACTATAAAATAGGAGTAGGATATGTCTTGGACAGGTATGCAGCTTGATGCGATGATTGACGAGATTCAGGCTAGGGTCGGTCGTGAAGATGACACAGCTCTCATCACTGACGCTCGCCTGACTTTGTTTATCAACGAAGCACAGCGTTACATCGCAAAGAAGGTTAAAGGTATTCCTGAGCTATATAGTAAAGATACCTCACTGACCACAGTGACAGACCAAGTAGAGTACTCGATATCCACTATTGACCCCTGCCATATCCTTGGGGTGTGGTACATCGATGGCTCTGAGTCTAAGAGGCTGACGTATCTCTATCATGATGTGTTTGATGACAAAGCTCCAGACCCTACTCATGCGGACTTTGCAGCTACCAAGCCCGCCTACTACACGAGGCGAGGCAGTAACATCCAGATATGGCCTCGGCCCTCTGCCAGCTACGCAAGTAAGACCTTGCGGGTCGATTATCAGAAATGGCCGACAGACCTTAGTGGAACAGCTACCTCAGACCTCGAACGAATGGACGAGGGGCTGCTGCTTTATGGTGAGTTCAAGGCATGGATTGCGATAGGTGGTCCGACAGGCCAAGAACAGTCAGAGCAGAAGTGGGCACTGTTTCAGGATTGGCTCAGGGAGCTGCGGGATTATCTATATAATAATATGGATGATGACGACAACATTCCCTTTGATGGAGATTACTAATGAGTTCAAGTACTCCTTGGCTAGGTAAGAAACTATACTTGAGTTATCCTACTTCGGATGAGCCACATGGTAATGATTACCTAGAACATCAGAATACAAAGAAGGCTATCAATTACCTGATATCCAAAGAGCATATCGCTCCTGATGACGATACTGGTTTAGACCAAGATGGTGGAGGTGGTGAACACCTCAATGGCTCTGGTGTCAACTATCAGGGTACGTCAACTCCGGGTTACAAACCAGACGGAGCTACGGCCCTAGGTGACAATACCTATGATAAAGGTCGCCTGTGGATTGATACCAATTATAGCCCACCCATTCTACGTAGGTGGACTGGTTCTACGTGGGAGGCTCTTGGTTTGCTCATCTCAAATGATAGCTTCCTGACCGCTATCGATAATGCCGGTACAGGAACTATCAATGTGTTCAAGGTCAATACCTCAGATGATGTAGAGATTGGTGATGGTACTCCCAACATTAAACCAAAGAACCTTGTCATTGAGAATAGGACCGACGACCCTAGTTCACCAGTAGCGGGGCAGCTATGGTTCAGGACAGATATATAATATACTTGGTTTTTGATGATGGTTCTTACAAAGTAACTGGGATGTTCTCACATAAGTCAACAGGTTTAGATGAACTCGCTCGTGTTCAGTTGGATAAAGAGAACCTGATGATTGACTATAAAGGAGAATATCCTAATCAGGAAATGGTGAGGACGTTCCAAAGAATAGCGGATAAACATAAACCAGAAACAATTTCTTATTGTTCTATCACAAGACTCAATGTAGTGACTATAGAATATAACGGAGTAGTAGAGTGGCCTTCAGCAATCTAATAACAACTTCATACGGCTCTTGGGCGGTAGCACAGAATGCTATAACCTCTGAAGGCGGAGAACAGTCTAATACTGCCCGTATTATTGATGGTAGTGATTCGACAGCTTGGGGTGTATCTGTAGGTTCAACAAACCACACTCGATACTGCTTGCTAAATGCGACCCTTACATTTAATGCTGCAAATCAGTACAACTTTATCGACTCGTTTAGAGCGAGATTCAAACTATATGTTTCCGGTGCAGTGAACTACAGAAAGTTTCAAGTTCGTATCCTTCAGAATGGTGTATGGAGTAATGTATTCTACACTACCAGTAATTATGGTCTGGCTACAATGACCTCAACAACTGGATGGGCTAATGTCGAAGGGGTCAATATCATTGCACAGGCAGGGCACTCATCTGCTGGTGGTACTTTGCAACTGTGGGTCTACGATGTGTCTGCTCAAGGTGAAGTATACGCCCCGACAGGATTGCGTTATTCTGATGGAACTAATGAATATGATATCATGGGTAATAGTTCTGTTAGTGACAAAGGCTTGAGAGTATATGATGGTTCGCAAGTACTTGGTATACCTTTGATAGCAACAGACAGAGTGGATGCAGGTGGGATAAGACTGTATGATGGAAGCACCATAAAGAGTGTTCCGGTAAAACAGGTGTAAAATGGCTGATAATGTTTATGTATTCCATCCAGATATGGGAGTCAATGGTAACCTTCCTGACCATCTTATCGATGACAGAGAGGTCACTGAGGACTCTAAGAATATACTTGTAGACAGGGGTGTCCTCAAGACAGCCTTCGGTCTCGAAGATATTGACACTGAATCCGCATTGGACGGAAAGATATTGGGGCTATATAACTATGAAGAACTCGACAAATACGACAGCATGGTGGCGGTCACAGAAAATAAAATCTACAAAAGAAATCCTTCCGCTGGTACTTGGAGCGATATTACTCAATCTGGTCTTAGCTGGAACGCTATTATGTTTAACCCTGTTTCTTTTGTCGGTATTCCCCACACTGATAGTATTAGTGGGTATTATCATCATTGCGTTATCTGTGATGGCGGTAGGTCAGATATTCAAGTGTGGGCGGGTCACGAGCAGGCCAACACGGAATCGCTAAGTGGCGGTGGTGGATACCATGACTACGAATTCCATAGGGCTTGGCAGGTAGCCACATCTTATAACAGGCTGATATTGATTAACCCCAAAGCATGGGATGGCACGAGCTGGAATGAGAACAACCAGAGAGTCAGATGGACCCAAGTAGGTGAGCTGTTAGATTGGCATGGAACAGGCTCCGGGTTCGCTGACCTCAACGATACTGGCGGTCATAATGTATGGGCAGCAAGGCTGGGAGCTACCCTGTACGTGTATCAGAACAATTCTATTTGGGCACTAAATTACCTCGGCGGTAAGACCGTCTTTTCTCCTAGCATTGCCGTAGAAGAGCTAGGGCTGCTAGCCCCCCATGCCCTAGCCTCTACTGGCAATATACATTATTTCATTGGGCATGACTATAACATCTATGCCTTCTATGGAGGCTCGGTTAAGAAGAACATCTCAGAAGGCAAGATACAGAAGGCTTTTGAGGAGGACTTCCACAATGGTAGGGAGAACTTCGCTTGGTGTGCGTTGGATGCATATATGGAGCGTCTGTGGGTATTTATAGCCTCTGGTATAGGACAGTATCCAAATAAAGCTTACATCTACGACAGGCGTACAGAGAAGTGGATGATACGTGATTTTACTCACCTGTTCACTGGTGGTCAGGGTATCACAGCTTGTAACCTCTTTGGTAGTGCAACCTTCACCACAGGTGATATCTATCAGGATGATGCAACCACAACCTATGCTGCAGCAGCTTCAGCCGGTACGACCTATGACTCTACTCTGACAGAGCAGCGAGTAGCTGAAACGATGGCTCTTGGTACATCCGAAGGATACATCTACTCTTGTAACGAAGGTCTGCTGGATGATGACGGAACCAATATACCAACAGAGGCATATACCAAAAGGTTCGACCTTGGTGACCCAACAGTTGATAAGAGATGGCCGGGCATAGCTATTACCGCTAAGGGTGGCCAGATGAAGGTTCAGTGGCGTTTTGATGATGATACCACTTGGTCAACCGGCATAACCCGAACATTCAGTAGCTCAGCCTATAGTACCGAGAGGTTCTATATTAACAGAACAGGTAAGACTATACAATTTAGGTTCTCTAATGTAAGCGGTTCTCAATGGGAGATTTCGCAGTTTACTATTATGAGACCACAGATTGAGAGGGATAGAGATGCCTGAGACTAATGTACCTCCGACACCGGAGAATAATCCTATGAACGCTCAGTACATTGAGGCCCAGCTTGCGGAGATAAGGCGTGAGATAGAGAAGATTAAACAGTTCTTAGCTCCTATGATTGAGGATGCTGGAACGGTTGGTCCAAAACCAGATATTGAAGTTTAAAGGGGAGCTGACACATGAAGGTTTGTATATTTAAAGGGTCGCCAGCATACCTAATGCCGGTAGCCTTGCGTTGGAAAGATGAGACGAACATTGATAAGTTTGGTTTCGAGGAAAGCTATACTCAGTTTATCGATACACTCAGAGAGTTGATAAATGATGAGGACAAGGAAGTTCTTGTTCTTCTCGATAAAGAAGAAAATCCAGTTGGTTTCTTAGGTCTTTATCTTTATCAGCTTCCTCTATCCAAGGAACTTATCTGCAGTGAACATATGTGGTATGTCCTGCCGGAATATCGCAGGGCCGGTGGATTACTGGTTAAGGTAGCTCTGCAATGGGCAAAGGAAAAAGGTTGCCAATACTTCCAGAGCAGTGCCTCTAAACTTTCAAGTGACCTGCACGACCACTTATGCCAGATGTATGAGAAGTTTGGGATGCAGCATTTTGAAACTATTTATATAAAGAGTCTAAAAGATGAGCAGCGGAAGCAGCAAACAGAAAAGCACATCGACTAGCACCAGTTATATTCCTTCGCAGAAGAAGGGTATAACCACAGCTATCGATACCTACATGCCCACACTAGGGCAGGGTCAGCCCAGCTACAGCGGTCAAAGGGTAGCTGGCTTTTCGCCGTTGCAGCAGGAGGTTTTCCAACAGGCCGGTACGAATATGTTTATGACACCGGAACAGACGGAGGACTATTACAAGAAAACTATTCATGACCCAGCTATCAAACAGTTTGGTGATGAGGTAGCTCCTGCTATACGAGAAGAGTATGCTGGTCCGGGTTACTGGTCCTCTGCTAGAGCTAACGCAGTAGCGGATGCCAGAGCGGACCTCGATACGGCTCTTAGTAGCCAGCGTGCTGATTTGATGTGGAACACTAAACAGAGTAATAACGCCCTACTGCCGGTGATATACAGCTTCGGTGAAGCCCAACAGCAGCAGCAACAGCAGCAGATTAATGCAATGATGCAGCAGTTTGTTGAGGAAAATAGGCTAACCAATCCTGAGGATATGGAGATACTTCTATCCTTGTTTGGTATTCCTATGAGCAAGAGCGAGCAAAAGTATACCGCTAACAGTGGCAACCCATTTGTCAATAGCTTCCTCGGTGGCTATGGTGCTAATTGGGCAAACGCTCTGTTTGCATAAGGAGGTTATATGGGTCTCTTTGATTTTTTTAAAGGGGTGGGAAAAGCTGTAGGCTCCCCTATAGGTGGTCTGCATGCTGGCCTACTGGAAGGAGCAGCACCGGGTCACGTAGCTAATCGGAGACTCGAACGCCAAGCTGCCAACCAAGACATTATGTTCAATAAGCAGACCATGCGTTTGCGTCAGAATGACGAGGAGCGTAGGGCTGAGATGCATGAGCTTGAGAAGCGTAGGCAGGTCTTTGAACAGATGACCAGCCTTCCTGATGCTCTGGCCAGATATAGTGAAGCTATTCACAATAATGAAGCTGTTGCAGTTCCTATGCGTCAACTCTTTAAGACATTGGATTATCCGGAGGAACTTCTCAATGTAGCCGAAACAATGACACCGGATGAGACAAGGATGAATATCCAGCAGATGCTCGAACAGGCTGACACCTTCGCTGGTGATAGAAACATGGAGCTTAAGAGTTTTGGTATGGGGGCACAAGGTAAGCCCTTCTATGAGATGGCTCAGATTCCAGACGAGGCTGAGATAGAGCAGGAACGCAACATCCAGAATGCTTCCCAGTTTGCTGGTGCTATGAGTGAACTCAGTGGTGCAGTATCGCAGGGGCAGATGTCTCCGCAGATGGCTCAGTCTTTGGCTGATATCATGGGTCAGGCTGTGGGTATGAAGGCTCCTACTGATATGTTCAAGGAACCTGAGAAGGATGATAGCAACGAACTTAAACGTGAAGCTGCTAATACCAAAACTGGTACAGCTCTTATCAAAGAAGGCATGGCTCTTATCCAGCAAGCTTCTGGCGGTGGCGATGCTTTCAATCCGCTCGACCCGGCTACCCAAAAAGAGATGAAGGAGATGGGTGAAGCCATGATACAGCGTGGACGAAAGCTGCTGGGGATTGAAGCTCAGCAGGAGGCTGTAGGTGAGCCACAAAAGACTCAGAAGTCAACCAGTGAGCCACAACAGAGTAACACCTTCCTCGGCGGTAGTCTGCAGATAGGTGGTGGAGAAAAGCGTGATATGTACTTCGATGCCCTGCCTCTACAGTGGCGTAACAAGGTAAAAGGTAGCTGGGATAATCTGACTGATGTTGAGAAACAACAGCTTGTTATACTGGCTAATGACCCAACTACGGATATAGACGAAGTACTCAAGAGACTGGAGTAATCTATGAGCAGGTTTGATGACCTGATGAAAGAACGTAGAAAGAAGATGCTACTGGAATCTCCGATGTGGGAAAAGCCGGAAGGCTATAGGGAGATAGACGGAGAAGTAGTATCTGAAGCGGAGATGGTACGCAAGGGGGTTCCGAAGCTGGACAAACCTATCTACCTTAGTGACCTCACAGGCTCTCGCCCTCTGGATTTTAAGAAGAGTGAAGAGGGCGATAAAAAAGAGATGGGGTTCTTGGATACTTGGGCTGACGAGTGGACCGGGCAGAAAGGTTACTACAAGGTTCCATTCGCCGGAGGTCTCTTGGCAGTCGGTGATAACAAGCAGGTGCAGTGGGCAGCAGAACGTCTGGAAGAATACAAAAAGAATCCTAACCTATACAAGGAGAAGATTGTCCGGAAGAAGAAAGGTCTGCTCGGTGAGAAGTGGGATTGGTATGGTAAGCGTCAGATGGAAGGTGTCACTGATGAGGACATAGAAAAAGAAGCCACCTCCATGTACCTCGATGATATGTTCAAGGTACAGCAGTTTGTCAAACACCAGCAGGAAGAAGCTCAGAAGGAATACACGTTTTGGGGAAAGACAATGCGTGGTGTTTCTCAGCTTCCCACACTGGCTGTAGAGTTCTATGCTACTGGTCCTATAACCGGTAGTGTCAAGGCCGGTACAGCCAAAACTGCCACCAAGATGATAGGACATCAAGTAAAAAGTAAAGCGGGTAGGTTTGCTCTCGAAGCTACAAAGACCGCTACTGGTGCAGCGGTTCGTACCGCTCTGCGTCCAGAGGCATACGAGGGTATCACTAACCTTCAGGCACAGGAAGCTCTTGGAGCTGACGTAAAAAGTAAAGACTATGTACGTGCTGTAGGTGAAGCATATATCGAAAACTTCTCTGAGGATTTGGGTGAACACCTGACCAGAGGTGGTGTCGCTCTGGCACGTGGGGCCAAGTTCAAAAAGCTGGTAGATAAAAGTAAGTTCGGTCGAAAGGTATTCAGGGGTCTGGAAAAGCTGGCTCTCAGTGAGGGTGGTGACACCAAGAGTTTCTGGAATAAGGTTTCCACTAAGGCCGGTTTCTCAAGCTTTGTCGCTGAGCATGGAGAGGAACGTATCAGTACAATCCTGAGAAGTGCTGCAGGTTTCCAAGGCGAGGGTAACATAGCCCAGCGTATCATGCAAGGTATGGCTGAGGACTACTCTTGGGAGAACCTTGGCCCTGAAACTGTGGTCCTCGGTGGTATGCAGCTCAGCAAGGTCAAGAGCGAATTCAGCAACAACCGCTGGCTTAACCATGAGGCTAAGAGAATCCTCGACCCGGAGAGCTATAAGAAGTTCACACCGGAAGAGAGAAGGCAAGCCGTACAGGAATACGCCATCAATAAGTTAGCCGAAGGTCAAAGACCATTTTCCCCTGAGAGCATATTGGCCGGTCACCTTAATGAGGTAACTGCCGAAGAGCTGTCTCCATATACTCCCCCAGCTAAGCTGACTCAGCGTATCCGAGATGCTAAGCTCGAACGAAAGGCTACAGAAGAAGAGCTGCACAAAGGTCGCCAGCGTCAAGCTGCTATTGCAGAAGAGATAATGTCTCGTGAGGATATACCTTATGATATCCGGCACAAACAAGCTAAGTCTGCTCTGCGAGGTAAACTCTCAGATAGAAGGCTTTCTCCTATTGTTGATAAAATGTCGCCAACAGAGGTGAAGGCTCTTCATGATAAGATACAAAACTCCAACCTCAGGACGTTCGAGAGGATGAGGGCACATGGTGCATTGCTGGACCTGATGAATCCGGATGGTGCTATCGTACCGACCAATAGCGAGATACAACTACTGGGTAAGGTACTAGGTAGTGATGTAGCCAAAGCTCTGGTGGATAAGAGAAGCTTCGGTCGAAAGGCCAGAGATGTGGCACTCGACTTAGGTCACTTGCCTCGTACCTTCAAGGCTTCACTTGATAACTCATTTGCTTTGAGACAGGGAATCTTTCTGGCTACCAGTCACCCGCTGCAGTTCGCTAAGTGGTGGGGTAAATCTTGGGTAGCCTTTGCCGACAAAACATATACAGTAGAACAACAGGAGATGATTCGTAACCACGACTTCTACCAGTTGGCTATGAATGCCGGGCTGTACGAAGCTCCTATCATGGACGAATACACCTCTTCCACAGAGCGTTCGGAAGAATACATGAGTAGGTACGCAGAGGATGTTCCGGGTATTGCCGGTTCCAATAGGTCATACGCTACCTTTGGTAATCAGGCTAGGTTCAACCTGTTCTATAAGTTTGCTTATGAGATGCAGCAGAGAGGACAGACCTACGAGAACAACCCCGCTGCTTATAACCAGATGGCTAAGCTATTGAATCTGGCTACTGGTCGTGGTGACCTCAAAGGTTTGGAAAAGTATGGTAGTATCCTGAACCTTGGATTCTTCGCTCCAAGATATACGCTGTCGCGTATCCAGTATGCTAACATGGGAATAAAGAGTACCTTCTCTAAGAACATGGACCCGATGGTGCGGAAGGAAGCCCTGAGGCAGTGGGGCAGCTTCTTGACAATGGGATTCTCTATCCTTGGTCTGCTGATGGCTAATGGAGCAGACGTAGAGAAAGACCCAAAGAGTAGCGACTTTGGTAAGATTAAGGTTGGTGAAGATGGTAACACCCGCATTGATATATGGGGTGGCTACCAGCAGTACGCCCGCTATTTCGCCCAGTTCGCTTCGGGTAAGGGTAAGTCCACAGGCACAGGCAGAGAGTATGATAAGAGCAGGGGCGAGACAGCCTTCCAGTTCTTCCGCTCTAAAGCTTCTCCGCTGGCCGGGCTAACAATCGATACGCTGATAACTAAACGAACCATGATGGGCGAGCCTATGACCAAACAACAGTTCGCTAAAGAGCTGGGTAAGTTCGCCGTGCCTATCAGTTTTGAGGATATGTATGATATTTACCAGATTGAAGGGTTTAACTCTACAAGTATCCCTGTTATTGGGGCGATGATTCATGGTGCTGGCGTAGGTACATGGGAGCCAACAGCTCAGGCTAAGTATTCTAATGCCAAAACAGATATAGCTATGGAACGATTCGGTATGGCTTTTGAAGATTTGGCTCCGAGTCAGGCCAAAGCTCTAATGGCTAACAATGTTTATCTGGATACCTTGAAGAAGGCTTCAGACTTTGAGCGTAATGGCACACCGCAGATGGTAGCTAGGGTTGTCGCTTCCAATGAGAAAGAAGCTGCGGACGTATATAATCGGCTTGGTACTAAAGCCAAGAAGATTATGAATGATTTTAAAGTGAAGATGCCGGGAGTTCCAAGTAGGCTCGGTGATTGGTATATTAACGATGAGAGGTTCGAGATATACAAAGAGTATATGGCAAGAACCATCACGCACTATCTAAATAGGATAGACACCAGTAAACTGGACCCATCTAATCCGGCTCATAGTGATGCCATAAAAGAGGTGATTAACGATGCCAGAAAACACGCAAGAGAATACATCAAGGCTTACGCAGAACGAGAGGTGCAGAGCCAGAAAGGTGGAAAGTGATATGGATAGTCTACGTAAGATAGCTTTGCTGTTCGGTATAGCAATGGGTATCATGGGTATCGTATTCGCTGCAGGCTCAGCACACTCCCGCCTCAACGCTATGGAAGGTCGTATCGAAAAGAAGGTTAACACCGAACGATACGAAGCAGATATGAACTACGTAAAGGAGTCCTTGTTCGAGATTAAGTCTCTTCTGAAGGAACGTCAGGGGCGAGATGACTAATAGCCTTCTCAATATAATAGCGTACTAGGGCTTCTGCTCCTTTTTGGTTTATTATACCATCATCAAGCATATCGCATATTTCTGCTAAATACTCAGGAGGAACTAGACAAATTGGATTCATCACTTAAGCTTCCCTCTTTGGAGGCTCGAACTTAAGAGCCTCTAACTCCCCTACCATAGATGCTACATCCAAATCTCCAAGGACAAGGAACTGTTCTGGATATAGAGGAACCAGCATCCACTCGCCTTTATAGTACACCTTCGCTCCCCAGCCTCCGGGAACCTTCTCTGCTATACCAATGACAGAGCATACAGGTTTGTTGCGGTTATTGTACAAATCTGTCTGAACCCATTCTCCCTCACTGACAGGAACCTGATTAGCAGATACAAAAGGACCAACAAAGAAAGTATCTCGCAATAGGCCAACAACCTCTGTGGCTTTTTCAAACCGCTGGGCGTTTGCTTTGAGAAGCTGTATCTGGTGTACAATATCCTTCTCTGCAGGTGTAAGTTTTTCTACCTCGATAGACTGCCCCTCAATGGCCTTCTTCACGATATCTATTTTCATTGTGCCAATCCTCTGCTATTCTCATCATCTCATCTATAAAAACACCATCCACGTATCCTTTGGTGTAGACTTCAAACCAAATGAACTCCGATAACTCCTGCCGATATTTATCCGCTGGGTTCTCTGTGGTCATAATCTGGTAGTACCATATGCTGGTGTTCAAACACTTCTATAACTTCATGCCAGTCAATATCAGATATCCTATTAGCGTGGTATGGGATATCCATCCACAGCAGACCTGTGTTAACCACGCCTTCACACTGGCGTTCCCCGAACTTACTACCCCATGTCTGAAGAGCTGGCAGACAGAAAGCCAAGAAGGTATTGTCACCACAGAAATCAAAGTAGTGAACGTGGCCTCTAAGAAATACATCAGCCTTAGCCTGTCCTTCTCTTTCGGCCCACTCTCTATTCCAGAGCTTCGCTTTGGCAAGAGCGGTGAACCGCCCATGTGGGATAGTTGAGCTACTAATCTTATGTTTGAGGTCAAATACAAAACCGTTTACCTTTATTTGTTCGTGGCTTCCAAGAACTATCTTACATTGATGATGGGAGGGAAGCCGGTAGGCAAGGATACTTTCCCAGTCCTCTTTGTCGCCGGTATGATATCCTGTTCCGTACACCATTGTGTACACGGAAGCTTTGACAGTAGCTAACACCTCGGCAGCCATCTCAACCTGTTCAAGCCTGTCAGTTGTGATTAGCTCTGTACTACCTGACCGCTCTCCCCGCCCATCTAACATATCGCCCAAGACAAAGCAGTGGGTAATTGGCTGTAGGTTCTCGACAGTCCTTTGGAACCACTCCCACACTTCCTTTTGGAGTCTACCCCATTTTGTGTGAGGGCCATACTGCCACTTGGGTGGCGTTAATCCAGCTCTGTGCCCACAGTGAGCATCAGAGATAATTAGTATCCTAGCATTTCCTTTATGATTAAGGATGTTATTTAGTGTACGCCGAGGTATGCATGTTTGTTCTGATATTTCTTTCAGGGATTTCCCCATACGGCGTAGTTCAAGGGCGAGGGCAATCTTAGCGGGTGAATGAGCCATCCATTAGTCCTCCGGTTTAAGAGTGATTGGGATACTGATGTAGCTATACCAATCATTATGATGTATCTTTACACGTAGAAGCGTATCTGTAGAGCGTGTAACAAACACCCTCATTGTGCCCGATGTAACTGGACCCTCGAATACAACGTAGTCGTGAGTACCATCTTCTTGTCGCCTTTCCCCCACCCTTCTCCATTGTTTTTCGCTAGCCATATATCACCCCTTGATAGCATAGTGCAGATGTTCAATAAGCTCAGGCAGTTTTTCTTCTTCTGCTCTGTTGAGGATAAGATGCCAAGCTGCCTCACGAATCCTCTCGCCAGCGTTAATCCTTTTACCCATCTCCCGCAGACGCTCGTTCTTTTCCTCGATACGTTTTTCGAGAATGTCGATGACCCTCAGAATATCTTCTTGCCCCATAGACATATCGAGCTGCTTCTTGACGTTCTCAATGAATCTTTCTGTTTCTGTTCCAAACATGTGTCACTCCTTTATCTTTGTTTCCATACATCCCAAAACATAAATAATGCAACAGCACCATACATTAAAATAACTGTTGTCATAATAACACAGAAATAAATAATACCAACAAACTTCAATAGAGTTAGTATCATCAGTGTGTCTCCGCCCAATTATAACCAATCTTGTATTCTCCGTCAAGCGGAATACGTAGGTCGTAATACTTCCCCGCCCGCTTGATACACTTAACACTAAGCTGACCAAAGCTCTCAGCATAGTCAGGCTTGGACTCGAACTGGTGTTCATCGTGGACCCATACAACCTGTGCCCAGTCTCTACCATACTCGATACCAGTGAGCCTTCTCATTTCCTCGTGCCACATACGCAGCCAGCGTTTACACACAATAGCTCCGGCACTCTGGAGATACAGGTTTAGAACCAGATGGTCCGAGCGAACTGGTAACATCCTACCATCCAAAGCTTCAATCTGCCCACCCGATGCTGCTTGGGTAGCGAATTGTTTAAGTTCCCTGAGACCTTTAATACCGTCATAGAAGCGATTAATTATGTTGCGGGCCTCATTGAACCCACACTTACACGTTGTCGCAATAGCGGGCAAGCCAGCCCCATAGATGAAGGCGTATATGAACGTCTTGGCCATGTCTCTGGAGGCCAAACCCGCAGCTTCTTGGTTAGCAGTATGAACATCACCCTCAAGAACTATCTCTTTATACCTACCACCATCGTATGGTTCCAGATAGTGGGCCAGCATTCGTAGCTCCAGACCGCTGGCATCACAACCTACCAGAACCATATCCTCTGAGGGAAGGAAGCATTCTCTGAACTGCTTCTCGTCCTTTGGTATCTGACCGAGGTTCGGAGAGGAGTGGCTAGCTCTGTGGCTGACTGTTCCCAAGGTGTTGACCCCACCATGAATCCTGCCCTCTGGTGTAACGCATTTCAGTAGGGCGTTATCGCCATCAGCCAGTTGGCCGAGGTGTTTTGATAACGTGAGGTATCGAGCCAGAGCCGGAGCCTCCTCAAAAGGCAGAGCATCCATAATCTCTTCGTCAAGTTTTGGATTACCCTTATCGGTCTTATGCTCTGGCTTCCAGTCATATTTCTCTATGAACCTATCGACAATCTGCTTACGTGAGTTGGGGTTAAAGGGAACCTCTTTGAACTTCAATGGACCCGGCTGAAGTTTATCCTTGTAATGAGCCATTACCCGCCCGGTCTTACCAATCTTTTTTAAAAGAGCGGTCTTGGTGGTGTCTTTGTACATCATCCCACTTATCTCCACGAAGTAGTATTGTGGAGTTTTCAAATATTCTTTAGTCGGCGGGAAAATGGTTTGGAGGTTTTCTTCGAGGGTGTCTTTCTCTTTGCGGAGCTGCTTCTCATACGTGCGAGCGATGTCTGCGTTAAAGCGGAAGCCTCGTTCAATCTGTAGCTGGATATCTGCTGCCAGTACGTGTTCAAGAAGCATTCCGTCACGGGGAAAGGGTAGCTTCATAAGATGGGCGAAGAGCTTCATGGTTAGTGCTACGTCATTAGCACAGTACTCCATCATCTCAGGCGTGAATTCTTCCCACGCCCCATCTTCTTTGCCATACTCACCTTTATGAAAGTTAAGCCTGTGGCCCCACGCCTCTAAGGAGTGAGACCCAATCAGGCTCTTCGGGTATTCATCTGTTCTTTTAACATCACACAGAGAAATGTCTGGATACAAGAACTGACTCATCAGTAATGTATCTACAATCTTCTGCTCCGGTCTTGGCTGCCAGCCGTGTATCTTCTTGAGAACTGGCAGGTCATAGCCAATGATGTTATGACCAATAAGATACTCTGCTTCTTCCAGTTCTTTGAGATAGTCTTGACTCTCCTGAGCCTTATGGCGAGAGCATCCTTTCTCATGTGCTGTACAAACGCACCAGATGGTATCGACCTCCGGCATCAGTCCGTTCGTTTCTATATCAAAGAATAGTTTACGCATTTAAGCCCCCTTCATTTTCTCGTATTATATCAGAAGGGTCAAATGGTGTCCAGTAAATTTCGTAAACTATGCTGTCAGATAAAGCCTCAAACTTGTGGAATACATCCGGGCATACGAAGGTACTACCGCTATCAAATAACACCTCGGAAGCCACTTGTCCACCCCTCCACCGTAGTATGCGGACAGACCCGGTTTCCACGTAGAAGAAGTTGAACTTATGTTTGTGCTTGTGTTTAGAACAATACCCGCCTTGTTTAATTTCAATCCGGTGTACCTCGACATTATCGTTACCAAAAATGCGTTGCGTCAAGCCCCAAATCTTTTCCTGTTTGTTACCTATCTGTTCTATCATGTCAATCTTCACCAATCCCTTCTCTTTCCCACTGCTCAAGTGCCATCATAGCTCTGGCTGCAAAGTGAGATAGCTCTTCGGACATCCAATCCAATTTTTCCAACTCGTCAGCAGGATAGTCGTCATTGCCATTGCCATCCACTCTTGGGCCACCATTGCGAAGAGTAAGGAAGTTCTCCAGATGTTCTCCAGCATGGTCAAGGTTACTCAGACAGGATATCTTATACCAGTTCGGGCTGCCATCTTCCTCACGTGGGTATTTAATACGCCCCTCAGCCATTACCCCGCTAACTATCCGCAGAGCGATAGGAGGAACTTCCGTTATCCTACCAAATATCTTTGACTGCTTGCCACCCTTGCTGTTGACAATAATCTCTTCACTCATCTTTTTCTCCTTAGTTTTTCCCAGCCACAGACAGTCAGGTATAAAATCCCCAGCCCTACTAGTATCAATAGCAAGATAGCGATAGGTATCCAGAATGGAGCCAGCACCCACCACCATGACCAGTTGATAACGCCTATCAGTCTGAGTACCACGAATGCTACAGTCAGCAGTTCGCATACTCCCAAAACAGGTCCACTACTTCCCTTACTCATCTTTATCTCCTGTTATTTTGTGAATTTTCACCATCGTGTGGTTGGTTCTATCAATAGCACGTCTAAGAACATCTCGCTTGTCCTCAAGCTTCACTATGGTTGCTGTGATGTCACTTCTTTCCCTAGACATCTCTTCACGGGCACGGCCCAGTTCTTCAAACATAGCCTCAAACTTGCCAATGATTTTCTCAGCTCTCTTAATACCTCTGCTCATGTGTCACCTCTAAAATCTTTTACCATGTTTGTTACCACGAGTCTCATTAAAGGTTGCCTTATCTGCGAGAACACTTCCAATATCAATCCTCAATGCACCACAGAGGTCCAATAGCCATATCATAGTATCAGCCAGCTCTACCTCGAAGTTGGTGCGGGCAGGGCAGTGTTCATCACATGCATTCAATCCACGTTTACGCAACCCCTCGTAAGCCTCGCCAAGTTCACTGACAGCAGACATGAGCTTGCGGATGATAACGTCATCAGTGACCCCATCTTCCCAAAAGCCTCTGCGTTCTGCTGATTGGTGGAGAGCTGCCGAAAGGACAGTCAGCTCACGTTTAAGGTTGGTGTTATTCCATACACTCATGTTGTGCCCTCAGTTTTTTCGTAATAATACTTCTGTGGGTCATTACCTTTTATCTGACCCCGCTTCATTGGACGGTGCTTATGTTTGTAAGCTTCCCAGTCATCCTGCGTCCACGCCGGTCTGTTTAGACTTTCCGGGTTCGACAGAATTATCTCGTCCTTTTCCATGTTCCATCTCCAAATACAAGCCGGTTTTCAAGAAGGTATCCTCGAACTCTTGGTGGCTCTTAAAGATACCGGTGGTAAATTGTCTAAGCCAAGGATGCTCATGGTGTCCGTTGTCACAGACACAGAGCGTCAAGGTTCTTGGGTTCCGTTGGTTGAGCCGTGAGATTGTCATCTCAATGATAGTACCAATAGAGAAAGCATTGGTTACATAAGCCAAGAGGTTGTAGTTACAAACCTTCTCAATCAAACCAATGTCTCGCTGTACTATTGTCAGAGGGTCGAACTGGTAACGCTCCAACCGGCCTTCATCAATACCAACTACCTCATCACGCTCGACATCATAGAAGGGATTGATAAGCTCAAAGCCCGGATACTTCTTTTCCATCTCCAGCTCCCACTGACGAAGCTTGTGACGTGTATCAAATGGGTGTGCTAAGTACATCTTCATTGCCAATCCTCCGCCTCATCTTTAGCTAGAATCAAAGCAGCACCAAGAGCTGTGCGGATAACTTCCTTCTGTAAGTCTATCCACTGAGCATTCTTCTTATTAAGGGCTTTGAGTTTGAGGTTAACCGCATTAAGCAGTGACAGAAGTTCCTCGGTCCGAAGTTCATCAATAAGCTGGTTGAATACCTCATCGTGCTTGCCATCCAGAAGGTTGTTGACCACAAAGGTTATCTCTTCTTCTGTCTGGTTGATGAGAGCGAACTTAACCTTTTCTAATGCATTAGATATATCACTCATCTGTTTCTCCATACATACCATCGACAATCAACTGCAGGGTTTCGTTGGCTACTTCCAAGCCAGCCTCGCACGCCCTCTGGTCACCGTTCTGACAGCGGGTGTTCAGCTCGTCCACAAGGATAGCAGCCTTCTCAATCTCTGCTCTATACTGGGGTGTAGCATTGACCTGTGAGCAACCACTGATGATACTAACACCACCCATACCAAAGATTACGATTCCAATAATAAGATTTCTCATCATCCATTCTCCTTTTGTTTTTCTACCAGCTTCTTCTCTTCAAGCTCTCTCTTCTCGGCCAACTTTTCACTGGCCACTGAGATGTGAGCATTAAGGACGTTACGAATAACCGCAAGACGCTTTAGATATTCTTCAGTCTCCTCTACACTCTCAAGGTCGTAGGCGTAGCTAGCAAAGAGAATACTGTCGCTACCATCGGAGAGACCAAACTCAAATTCTAAATCCCCATCTTCGTCTGCAGTGACCAAAGCTCTAACCGCATCGAAAGTTTTCTCATTGAGCCAGAGCTTGGTACTGTGTAGCACCTTACTGTAATTCCCAAACATGTGTCACTCCTTTATCTTTTTAAATTCTTGTTGTAAGAACTGCTTGAGTGTAATCCACTCGCCTTTTTCTGTCAAGAGTTTTTCGTCTTTGAACCAGCCCAAAACCTTTTCGAGTACCTCGACATGCTTACGGAACTTCTTAATATATTGAGGACTCCTACCAGCGAACTCCCCCATAGCATCCATAAACTCCTCGCCGTAGTAATCACGGCTGTTCCAGTACTCATTGAGAAGTTTAAGGCTTGAAAAGGCACGAGTCTGCAGACCACAGCCCATGCATACCCGCCAAACTAGACCGGTAGCTGGGTTGCTTTCTGTGACAAGGTTTGTGCTGCCACAATAAAGACATGGTAGTAATTCTTCTTTCTGCACGATTAACCTCCCATAATCTCAAGGACTTTATCGTACACGGCTTGAGCGAGATGATAGTCATAGTCATCTTTGGAGACAGGTTTAACTTCCTTCTCCAGAATCTCTCGCCAATCAGGTGTGCCGGTCAGCGTTGCAGCATCAAGCGGACCGTAACAAGAACAGTGACCAAGGTTTTCTACACCGTAGTTACCATCCTTGAGCTTGTAGAACATAATGCCTGAGCCTTCCCATGAACCAATCTCATAGGCGTACACAGCCCATTCTACGTTGTTAATACCATCCCAGTCGTAGTCACTTAGTTCATCTGGACCGACCTTGTGTAATACCATAGGTTCCATAATTTCACCTCATGTGTTAAAAAGTTTGGGCTGATTATAGGCTCAGCCCTAGCCTTTGTCAAGAGCCTTACGGCTCTGTCGTCAGCTCGCATCGTGCGAGTTGGGTTAAGCACCTTGAACATAGATGATAACAACCTGCGAGTCTGTCGCACCTGCATCATCTTCTGCTATGAACTCCACTTCCCAAATACCTTCTGCACCTGTGGTTGGTGTCCATGTGAAGATACCCCCACTGAAGGTAGCTCCGGGAGGAAGCTCTTTGACTCTGGTATTATAACTTCCATCATCACTTCCTACAACCTCAAACTGTAAAGTACGACCAACAGTTATAGCCAAAGTGTATAGGATACTTGGAGGTTGGTTGGTAGCTGTGATGTTCATGGTCACAATCTCAGAGTCGGTATCGGTTCCATCATCCACTGTGAAGGTAACCAGATGTGCCCCAGCCTGTGAATCTGTGGGTCTCCAGTAGAAGTACCGGTTAAAGGTATTAAAGGTAGCACCAGAAGGTAGCCCTGTAGCAGAGTACGTCAGGCTGTCACCATCTGCATCTGTAGCCGATACTTGGAAAGAGAGCAGTTCATCAGCGTATCCGTTTTTGGTTCCAATAGAAGCCAGTACCGGAGCGTTGTTCTCACTCGCCGGAGCATTGGTGGTCACAGACTTTGAGGACGAATAGGTCGTCTCGTTACCATTGGTATCCTTCGCTTTGACACGATAGATATAGGTGGTCGAAGCAGTCAGCCCTGTATCACTATACGTAGGCGATTCTTGCCATCCACTATCTGTTCCACCGGAATTTCCAGAGGTCTCATCAAAGTAATACATAATACCACCAGATGGGTCTGTAGCTACCGAACATTCCATACTTACAGCGTTAACGTCCGTAGCATATGGAACCAGTTGCCAGCTCATCGGATTAGGTGTGGGAGCAATGGTATCTGCCCAAGTAGTAGCTGAGCATGGGTCACTGGCAGCGGTTTCATTGTACGCTGTTGATGTATCCCTCGCTTTAACTGTAAAGGTATAACTGGTGTTCGGGTCAAGACCTGTTACCGTATACACAGTACCACTCTGCCAGCCGGAGTCAGGAGCATCACCAGAGGTACAGGTAAAGTAGTACTGTACCGAGTTCTGCGTATCCGTAGCTGTAGTAGCTTGCATTGTGATAGATGTCAAAGACACACCGTTTGGGTCCAATGCAAACGTCATTGGGTCAGGTGTTGGTGCAGTAACATCCTCATATGGTGTAGTCGCCGAACATGGGTCGCTCGCTGTCGTTGTATTCTGCCCTGCTGACTTATCCCTAGCAGTAACCGTGTATGTATACGTGGTATTCTCCGAGAGTCCGGTATCCGTATACGATGTGGAATCTTGCCAATCACTTGTAGTACCTCCTGAATTTCCTGTAGTTTCCGTGAACTTATACTCGACACCAGAAGCATCGCTAGCTGTGGTTGCTGTCATCGTTATAGATGAATACGAAGCAGCAGCAGGGTCGCTGGCGAAGGTCATTGGGTCCGGCGTAGGAGCCGTAGTATCCGTATAGTTCGTGGTTGCATAACAAGGGTCAGAAGGTGCGGTCATATTAAGGTTACTGGAATCATCACGCATGTAAACCTGATAACCATACTGAGTGTTCTGGCTGAGTCCGCTGTCTGTGTAAGAAGCAGAGGCTTGCCAATCAGAATCAGTAGCACCAGAGTTACCTGTGATTTCAACAAACTTATAATTAACAGTACCATCATCAGTACCAGTTGTCGCTGTCATAGAGATGGCTGTGTCACTATCAGCAGCCGGGTCAGTAGTGAAGGTAGCTGGGTTTGGTGTAGGAGCTGTCTGGTCAGTCTCGCAGCTACCACCACCAAAGGTTTCATCAGCCGTGATGGTATCCATCTCCGTTTTATCAAGCTCACGATTATAGATACGCAAATCGTCAATATAACCATTGAATGGGTTGTATCCATTAGTACGTTCTGCACCAATTACCAAAGTAGCATCGGCATTGTAGTCGGCAGTACCACCATCAGAACCATCTGTATACTTAGTACCATCAATCCAGATTTCCCACGCTGAGTCGGACTGGTCATATGTCACGTACAGTTTATACCAAGTGCTTGTCGTAAGTGATGGGTTAACTGAGAAGATGTTTGGAGTACCAGCCTCGAACCAACACTTGATAAGGCCACCATCCTCGATAACCATCCAACCATTGGAACCATCAGTTTTAGATACAATGGTGTTATTATCACCCTGACCGGTTAGGTAAAACCAACACACAATAGTCATGTCACCAGTGAAGTCCACCGTTGCGGAAGAACCTAGTTCGATACGGTCACCATTGGAGTTGCCAAACTCAGCAGCATACGAGCCACCATTGACCTCAGTACCTTCCCAAGTAGCTCCGCCACCGAGTGTACCATCAATACTATTTGATGATTCATCTGTTGACGTGGAGCCTGTGCCATCTTCAAATCTGTGGTACACGATAAGGTTAGAAGGCTCGCTCGCTCCACAAGAAGCCAAGGTTGTGGCATTACATGGGTCAGAATACGCCGTAGTATTACCATAGGTATCCTTAGCTCTAACCTTGTAAGTGTATTGTGTATCAGCAGTTAGGCCAGTATCAATGTAATAAGGACTATCCTGCCACCCTGAACTTGTGGCTCCGGGGTTGCCGGACGTTTCTTCAAATTGATACTGAACTCCCAAGCTAGCATCACTAGCTATGGTAGCTGTCATGGAGATAGCGGTATCCGATGTACCATTAGGGTCAACCGCAAAGGTCATCGGGTCTGGACTTGGAGCAGTTGTCTCCTGAGCATCTGTAGTCACACTACAAGGGTCGCTGTATGAACTCTCATTGTTACTTGGTGAGGTGTCACGTACCTTAACTCTGTATGTGTATTCAGTACTTGCTGACAAACCACTGTCTGTATAGGTAGGAGATGACTGCCAACCGGAATCGGTAGCTCCTGCACCGCCTGTCGTTTCGTCAAAGTAGTACTGAACAGAGGCACTGTCATCGGTCGCTGTATTGGCTGTCATGGACACGGACGTACCACTTGCTGCTGGGTCAGAAGAGAACCCTGCTGTCCACGTAGGGGCGGTAGCGTCATCAACCGAGGTGTTCACAGCAGAGGTACTAGAGTAAGCCGTTTCGTTTAGGTTATCTGAGAGGTCACGAGCTTTCACCCTATAGGTATAAGTAGTATTAGGTGTAAGCCCTGTATCGGTGTACGTAGTCGAAGCTTGCCAGCCCGAATCGTTACCGCCGTCCGTAGCATCAAAGTAGTATTCTACTCCATTATCTTCGGCATCTGTCGCTGTAGAAGCTGTCATCACAATGGAGGTATAACTTCCAACAACAGCATCAGGAGCGGTAGCGAAGGTCATAGGGTCTGGCGTAGGTGCATTCGTATCACCTGTTGGTGCTTCATCATCCAAAGCATCCACCTCACCCTGAGTCAGAGCTATGTCATAGACACGTACCTCGTCAATACTGCCTTTGAAATGTCTCGCTGTATCAAAGTGTCTATGGCCTATAGCAAGGTCTGCAGTATTAGATAAAGAACCAGACACACTACCAGTACCATGAGCTACGCCATCTTTGTAGAATGTATACGTTCCAGTAGCATCATCATAAACAAAAGCTACTCTGGTCCAAGTATCATCCACTACCATATTAGCGTTGGATTGAACCGAACCTGTAGCATAGAACATGAACTTCATAGACAGGTCAGACTCAACAACATACCAAGACCATCCGGTGTTAA